TCAGGAAATAACCTCGATCAAATCTGGGTGAACCTCTGCCGATACGGCCATAACCCCCTCAAGCATCACGACCACCCGGCGGTTTCGCTTTCCCTTCACGCGCATGAACACGCCTTTCACCCCGTCGAACTTACCGCCGTGAATACGCACGCGCGTACCTTTCTGTATATCGATCTCTTCCGGCTTGTAATAAACCGTATCCTCTTCATATAGGGAGGCAATCCTGATGAAGCTGTCCATTTGCTCGTCCGGGACCACGATATATTCCAGTCCCGTACTTTTCTCCCACGTTACGAATTGCAGGAAATTGTGATTCTTCTTGAAATCCGTGATCTGTTTCCGGGAAGCATGCACGAACACGAGATTCGGGATAACCGGAACAAGCCTCTTGGATTTCACCCCATGATAGACTCTCACGGCATAACATTTCGGTATGAAATATTCCATGCCATCCTTGCCGCTGAGTTTTTCTTCCGCCTTTTTTTCATTTTTATAGGCACTCATGACGAACCAGCGGATTCGTGTGAGATCATCTTTTGATGTCACGATGGAACTCATACGCAATGTTATCGGTTATTTCTTCAGTCAAGACATACTCCTAGTTCATCCCAATTTGTATATTGGTCTGTTTTATAATGGTTTATGTCTTTTTTTGTATGATATCAATCATTCATACCGTTTTAAAGGAAGCCTTAAGTTCCTACGCCGATACTTCTCTCCATAGGAGAAATATCAATATGTAATATTGGGCTTAACTGCCTGATAAACAGAAATTATTTTTTGTCATACAATTGTATATTTGCTCAACATCTGCTGAATAGAAATATTTGCAATAAACTGTAACATAGAAAATAAAGTCTGTTTTATGCGGTTATTCCCAATAAATTACATAACTTTGCGCCCGTTAATATTTCTCCTATGGAGAGAATAAAGCTATCGCTCAACAGTTTTTGTCTTTCGCAGAAGTTCTTCTCCTTGCAGTCTTTCACCTAGCTCATTGGAATTACTCACAGGAATTATATATGATTCCTTTTCTCCTTGTTTATCACTTATCGGAGCTGATGAGTATTTCCATTAAACGTATACTGACCGATACATCTCTTTTTGAGAGAAATGGCAGCGTGATGATACCTTATTATCAAATTGTTATACTTAAATGAAACTAAATTTGCACAACAACTTTTCATTTTGCACGACATATTTAATCGAGACTGGCTTGGAAATTATTTTTCCTATCGGCTTTTCATTGCCATATCCAGCATTTTCCGTATCTTTGCACACGTGAAATATTTCTCTCAAAAAGAGATTTCTTCAAATTGCACAACAACTTTTTGTTTTATTTTTTATTCAATCTAGTATTTACGCCCTATAAATCAACTGATAAAAGTAGTATAACAATAGTTACAAAGCTTTCAGTATTTGACTGTTCGCTTTGTCGACAGCTGATGTGTCTAATGAGGCGAGATAAATGCGAGTGGTCTTTTCCGAATCATGCCCCATTGCCTCGCTGATGGTTCCCAGCGGCACATTCTTGCTTTTGGCGATGGAAGCCCACGCGTGGCGGGCCACGTAAGTGGTCAAAGGAATGGCCAGCCCTAATTTCTCCCCAAGCTTTCTCAGTTTGTCATTGACCAGATGTGCTGCATTCTTATATTGCCGCCGTTCATCCGCATTCATATCTTTGATAATCGGCAACAGATAGGGAGTATCGGAGGTATCGTATTTATCGATAATCTCCTGCATAGGCCGTTCCCATTTGATGAAAAGCAACTGGCCTGTTTTCTGTCTGCGGTAAGAAAGTATGCCATTTTGCAGGTTTTTTTTCTTTAGGTATGCTATATCGATGAACGACATTCCGCGTGTGTAGAAAGAGAACATGAAGATGTCCCTAGCGAAGTCCGTGACTGGGAATATCGTTAGGTCTAAATCACGAATTTGACGGATAATTTTCAGGGGTACGGCCCGTTTGACGGTCTTGTCGATTCCTGTATAGACGTGTTTGAAGGGGCTGCGCTGCAAGGTCAGTTCCTTTTCGACAGCCCGATTATAGATTGCCCGTATTCCCCGCATGTAGAAGGAGGACGTATTCGGGCATACGCCGCTTGATTTCAGAAAGTTCTCATACCTAACCATCAAATTGGAATCGAAATCATCCAAGTGCACGTCATTTTCCCCGAGAAAACGCTCGAAACTGTTTATGACAGTCGTATATCGCTCGGCAGTACGGAATTTCCCGATTTGTTTCAATTGCCAGATAATATCACGAGCGAAAGCCATGAAACCTCCGGTATTCGAAGGCGTGAGATACTGATTCACCACGTCCTCGGCCGTATAGTTTTCACCTGTACGTTCAAGACGCAAGATAATACTTTTGAACCGATGGATATCTTCGTGTAGTGCGTCCTTCAACGAAGTCAGATAATTCCGGCGAGCATCCTCGATCCCGGGAGGAAAGACGATTTCCGTACATGGCGTATTCCATTCATACGAATAGAGTTTATAGCCGGTATTAACTTGCCGTGCCACACGATTGTGAATCACTTGATAAAATACGGTGCCCTCCTTCGTCGGGATGGTAGAAGCACGAAATTTCACTTTTACTGTTGCCATAATGATTTGTTTTTGATTTCAGCCAATAAAAAAGCCTTCATTCTTCTTTATGAAGGCTCCTGTTTTTATTTTTTATGTATTTCGATGTATTCGGAATACCTGATCTCCGCATACGGGTTGTCGCTGGATATGGTCTGATGCACGGCCTTGACTTTCTTCCAAAACCACCACCCTTTGTATTCCACCCACACCGCCTGCCGGAGCGTTACCGACACCCGGATTTCGCCTTTCAGACGCCCCTTCTCGATAAGTCCTGTCAGCTGGATATAAGGCGTAATCATCTCCACTTTCTGCCGGAGCAGCGGCACGGTGTCCCGGATGACGACCGTGTCCCGCACCGCCGCATCTATCGGCCCGGCCACCTCCACCTCGTGACGTGCCGCCGCTTCGAGATTCTTGATTTTCACGCCGAGCCGTTTGATCTGCTCGGCATCCTCGGCTCGCAACCGCTTGTATTCGTCCACCCGCAGCCGCAGGGCGTTCACATCCACGGCCATCGTCGTCGAATCCACCCGGATACGTTTCATATCCGACAGCAACGTCTCGGTATTGTCCCTGTAACGGTCGCGCTCTGTCCTTAGCCGTACTGCATTGCGGTGCTGGACCCATACGATGCCTCCGAGCACCAAAACGGCCGCCAGCAGGCATTTGACGAGTATCCTATTCATAGACTGCCGCGTTTTCGGGAATGAACCACAGGAACTCTTCCATATACGCTTCCTCCAGCAGCACCAGCGCACCGCGGTTTTTTATCCTTCCGGAAGCGAGATCTTCCACAACCAACCCGCGCCGGCCGACCAGTTCGTCGAGCCTCAGTTCGGAAAGCTCCGCAGAGGCCACGATGGTTATATACGCGTTTTTTATCATACTTTACCTCCCGTTATAATGGTTACTGTGTTCCAGCAGCGAACGGATATCCTCCCGGATTTCATGCAGGTCGCTCTGGATGGAGTTGAACTGCAACATCGTCGCTTCGAATACGGCCTTGTCGAGCTTGATGGCGTCGATGCGTTCGTACTGGTCCTGAATCCGCGTTTCGAGCCTGTCGCAACGTGCCGACAGTTCCAGGATCTGCCGGGTGTTGTTCTGATGCTGGATGTACATCGTCAGCATGAACGACAATACCACCGAGATCACCTTGAAATGCTTTATTACAAACTGTTTGAACTGTTCCATATATCTATTCCATTAGTAGTGTGAATGCTTCCCTTATGGCCCGGAGCAATGTCTCCGCCGCCGTGCTGTTCCAGAACCCGTAGATGACGAGCGCTACCATAATCGCCAGGTAAATCCACCAGGCGATTTCCTTTCGGTCAATCTTCCGCTTCTTCATCCTTGGAAGGCGTATTTGTCGGCACGATGACATTAAAGATGACCCCTCCGTCAGCCCCCTCGATACGCAGGCGGCTCTCTTCCTTGTGCTTGATGGGGAATATCTCCATCAGGGCTTTGGCGGCATTGACCGACACGGCACGCAGCGGCGCCGGCGAGAGGGGTACGCCGAAACGGTCGGTGTAATCCGTCGTGGCAGTCTCGTTCATCACGGCTTTCAGTGTCTCCGTCACCTGCAACTTGACAGCTGTTGTCTCCATCTCGAATCTCTCGGAGGAGAGCAACGCCTTGATATGCGCCAGCACGTGCGGTTTGTTCATCAGGTAGTTGGCCGCCGAATGCGGGTTCTTTGCCGCCTGCTCGCCGAATACCTCGACATAGCATTTTTTCGGCCGGCCGGCATACTCCAACCCTCCGTTCACATAGAGCTCGCAGAACTGCAACTCCTGCTCGGAGAGTCTCTTTTCCTCCCGGTTTTCGGGTGTGTTGTTCGTCTTTTCCGGCATATTCTTTTTGTTAAAGAGTAGGAGGTTTGTCCGCCGGCGGTTTTACAAAATCCTTTTTCTCATTGATAAGCTGCTCCATCAACGCTTCATAGAAGACCTGTGCCAGCGCGTCGGCACACGCCTCGGCATCGGAGAGCGAATTGATAAGACGCATATTGAATTTGATTTCGAGGTCGTAGCCCGAGATGACCGCCATCAGCTCGTTCCCGTCATAGCCCAACGCGCCGTAGGTCATGCGGTCGGCCGTGCGAAAAGTGATGGTCTCGGGGATTTGATTTTGTACATCCTGCTTGTCCTGTTCCATAATCATATCTTGAAGTATTTCCGTGTCTTCTCCTTTTTCTGTACCATACTTGCCGTACCGCCTTCGTCGTTGCGCAGTCGCGAGGCATACATGCCCAACACGTCGAGCGTCGCCGTAACGTCGGCGGCCGCATCGTGGGCGTCGTCTAATTCCACACCCAACCGGTAGGCGATCAGTTCCAGTTTGTAGGAGGTCACCTCCGGATCTGCGGCGAAGGCCAGCCGGCCGATGTGCAGCGTGTCGATATAATGCGGCTGGAAGTTGCCATAGTAGTCCTTTGTCCCAGCAAAAGTTTTCTCGAACTCGGCGACCAGCCCGGCATAGTTCATCATCTGCTGTAGGAATCCGATGTCGAAAGCGACGTTCTGCCCGATAAGCACGGGTTTGCATTGTTTGCCTCCGGACAGCGTGTTCCGCCGGGCGAAGGCGATGACCGTTTCGGCAATCTTGCGGATGTCCGCGCCCTGTGAGCGGAGCATGTCCATCGTGATGCCCGAGTAGTTCAGCGCTGTCTGCTCGTATTTCATCGGCACGTTTTCCTCCCGTGCCTGCTCGTGGCGTGTGCGTAGCACTTTTTTCTTGGGCAATCCAGCATCTTGTCTGCAATAAGGCGCCACATACGCTTCGTAGCGTTCCATGACCTGCCATGTGTCGAACCGTACCGCCTGCAAGGATATCTGTGTGCAGGCGCATTCGCGGCAGTCCAGCCCTCCGGTCTCGAAGTCCAGACCGATGCCCGTGTATATCTTCTGTTCCGTTTTCGGTGCCATGTCATTGAATGAATAAAAGTGAGTTCTTGGTTGTCTGTAAGGTGTTGCAGCCGCTGTAGTCGCTGTACCGGACCATCGCCGTCAGGATGACGACCTTGTCCTTGAGCGACTGTATCTCGGTGCGGTGCGCCATGTAATAGTCGCTCCAGCAGACGCACTCCGTGAGCCGGTTGTTCTGCGAGAGCGTCAGCTTGGCGAAGCGTTTCCGCCCGCCCGTCTCACGGTCCTTGTAGCTGTTTTCGGATACCTCCACGACCGTGGCGCAGACGGTGGCACGCCGCCCGTCGTTCTCGTCCCGCGACACCTCTTCCAGCGAGAGGTAGGACGCCTTGCCCTTGACGGCGGCACGTGCCTCGGAGTTGTCGAAGATGCGGCGGTAGTCGATGGAGCCGATGCCCGACACGGCAATCTGCAGCCTCGACCAGAAGTAATGTTTGTCCCGCATATCAACCGGAAAGTCCTTCTCGGAAAGCGTGAATCCCAGTTCATGGGCGGCGCGTTCCAGCACGGCATAACGCTCCGTCACGGCCTGCACCTTCTCGATACGGTCGAAACAGCCCGCCAGAATCATGTTCTTGACATGCCGCGCGTTGACCGGCACTTTCACCGCCTCGTCGGGATTGTCCGGGTCATCCCAATAGCTGTATTTCTTGAGCTTGTAGCGGAAGATGCGGTGGATAAAGTTCTCTATACTCCCGAATCGGCCGCGAGTACGTTCCGCAACGATATATTCCACCGCCTTTATCCCGACCTGCTTGATGCGGGTCAACGACCAGAAGATTTCATCGGTGGCATAGTCGGTGAAGAATTCCACGCCCGAACGGTTGATGTCCGGCGGCACGATCTTCGCCGACGAACAACGCTCCATCTCCGCCATCAGCGACGGAATCTCCCTGTCATCGGCCCATTGCAGGGCGACAGTATAAAACGCCGACGGGTAATTGGCCTTGAGCCACGCACCGCAATAGGCGGTCAGGGCGTACGCCGCCGCATGGCTGCGGTTGAACGAGTATTTACCGGCCACCTCTATCTTATGCCATATTTCCTCCGCCTCATAGTCCGGGCAGCCGTTTCCTGTCGCTCCGGCGATGAAGTCCGCCTTGAGGGTCGCCATCAGGTCGGCCTTCTTCTTGCCGATAGCCTTGCGCAGCAGGTCGGTCTTGCCGAGGTCGAAACCGCCGAGCGTGTGCGCCACGGACATGAACTGCTCTTGGTAGACCATGATGCCGAACGTGTTTTTCGTCGCCTCGTAACAGCCGTAATCGTATACCGGAGCCACCTCACCCCGACGGTAGCGGATATAGTCTTCCGTGGCGCCGATGTCGAGCGTCGCGGGGCGGTACAGGGCGTTGACGGCGATCAGGTCCTCAATGCAGTCGGGCTGCACGTCCTGAATGAAGCGCGTGATACCAGGCGAGGAGAACTGGAAGACGTTCTGCGTGTTTCCCTCCGAAAGCAGGCGGTAGGTCTTCATGTCTTCCAACTCCCGGCTCGTAATACGCTCTATGGAGAGACTTTGCCCGTAATGCTCGTTTACAAGCGTGATGACCGCACTCAATTTGGCAAGCTCCTTCGTCGCCAGCACATCCTCTTTGAGCAACCCGATTTCATCCACCGAGTAGCCGTCGAACTCCGAGACAAGCACCCCGTCCGTTTCCCGTATGGGCAGGAAGTCGAAGCACTCCGCCGCCTGCCCGTTCCGCGTTTCCGGAGTAACGATGATGGCGGAGGCATGTATCGACGCCGCCTTGGGCTGGCCGAGCAGCAGGCGCACGTCCTCGATCACCTCGGGATAGGTCTGGATGAAGTCCCTGAGTTTCTTGTTCGCGGCCGCTTGTTTGAACAGTCCCGTCCAGTCCGTCCCTTCGTCCAGCATGGCGGTGATGTAGTTCACGATGCCGTGCGGCACGCGATACACACGGGCGACGTCTTTCAAGGCGGCCTTGAGCTGCATGGTAGTAAAGGTCCCGGCGGAGAATACCCGTCTGTGCCCTTCGGTATTGTACCGTTCCTCAAGGTATTCCTTGATCTCCTGACGGCGGTCGGAAGCGTAGTCCACGTCGATGTCCGGCAATGAAGCGTGTCCGCCCGCCACCAACCCCTTGTCCACAAAAGTGTCCATGACCGCCAACGGCGCGTGGGCACGTTTTATCCTGATATCCGTTACTTTCATCTGTAATATTTCTTATATCGTATAATGGCGCTGACTGTCTGGCGGCACACCCCGTACTCTCTGGCAAGGGCTTCCTGCGAGAGTCCTCCCGCATGGTATTTCCGCCGGACCTCTTCCGCCTGCGCGTTGGTCAGCCTGGCATTGCGGTTCCTTTCCCCGTAGTCGTTCTTGAGCCCGCTGGCAATGGCATGCTCCATATTGCGCTGGCGTGTACACATTTCGAGGTTGTCCGCCGCGTTGTTGTTGCGGTTGCCGTCGATGTGGTTGATCTCCAATGCCGGGTCCCAGTCGGGCAGGAAGTGCCGCGCCACCAGCCGATGGACTGAAAACTTCCTCCCGACGCCGCCCCGGTAAAGCCGGATGCGGTCATACAGGGATGTCGTCCCGCACCAGGGCGACAGGATGCGTTCGGGCAGCCAATAGCTGAAGCCCACACGCAAGACCTCCCGTGCGAGACTTTTGACACGCCCCTTGTTGCTGATCTGATATTTCCCTTCATAGTTTTTGATGTCCACCCAGATTTCCCGAGTGTCAGCCATGTGTTATTCTGTTGTATGCGGTTTGAAAAATCGTTTCGTCTATCTCTATGCCGACAAACCGCCGTCCCGTGTTGCGGCATGCCACGGCGGTGCTGCCGCTGCCCATGGCGAAGTCGAGCACCGTGTCGCCCTCGCCGGTGTAGGTGCGGATCAGGTATTCTAATAGGGCGACGGGCTTCTGCGTGGCGTGCAGGCAGGAGAGCTGCTTGTCGGTCTTGAACCGCAGCACGCTGCGCGGATAGCGTTCCGTGGAGTTGTAGTCACGGTAGTTGTCGTGGCGACGGTAAATTTCTCCCGCATCGCATTTTTTCTGGTGCGATGCCATGACTACCTTGCGCGGATGCCCGCCGGTCTTTATCGGATTGTACCTGGGCAGCTTGTCATAGAAGACCAGAATGTCCTCGTGCGCCTTCATCGGCATGCGTCGTGCGTTCAGGAAGCCCGTCGGCTGTGTCTTTTCCCAGACCCACGAGTAGCGCAACCGCCGCAGGTTGGAAGCTCCCAATACGCTGGTAAAGGGCTGCTGGCAGAACAGCAGAATCGGCGTCTGAGGCATGATGACACCATTCAGAGCCTTCCACATCTCCGGGATGTCGATGACGGCATCCCAGCGGCAATGCGTGGTTCCATACGGCGGGTCGGTGAAGACCATATCCGCCCTCAGGCCATGCGATGCAAGCAGCGGCAGCACTTCGAGGGCGTCGCCCCGGTAAAGGTCGCAGCCGTCATAGGGGCTGAGGTGTTCGTAGTTCGGGTTCATGGGTTTCGAAGTCCTTTAGGTTCCACAATAAATCTCGGCGGTCGAAAAGGATCTCATCGCCACGAATCAGTTCATCGGCATATATCGTCAGCTCCTTGCCGTCACGGATCACCCGCAGACGGGCGTCCGCACACAGCCGGCAGGTCACGTCGTCCATCGTCAGCTCCACATAGCTTTCCCCTCGTTGGAGAATGACATCCGGGGCCAGCACCGTTATCTCCTCTTTCCAGTTCAGGCCGCAACGCTCCGGAACGAGGAAGCGGGAGAATATCAAGTCGTATTTCAACGGGTCGATGGAGGTAATGTCCAATAGATAGGATACCAATGACCCTCCGGCGGAACCACGTCCGATACCGGTAGCTATTCCCCGCCGGTGTGCCTCCCGCACCATGTCCCACTGCACGAGAAAGTAGTCCACGTTGTCGGTCGATTCGATGATATAGACCTCCTCGTCCAGCCGCTCCCGGTAGCGTTTCCTGCCCGCGTCCGGCACTTTCCGCAGCAGCCCCTCTTCCAGCAGGCGCAGGAACATCGTCCGTCTGTCCCCGTACCGTTCCCGTTCTTCCGGCCGCATACGGTATTCAGGCATGAACATGCGCCCCGTCTCGAAGGCGGCGTCCGCCCGTTCCGCAATCTCCACCGTGTGACGGCACATGCGCCGGAACAGGGCGTCGAAATCCCAACCCTCGGAGAAGAGCGGACGGAGCGTGTCGTAATGCTCGTCCACGCTTTTGAAGTAGAGGTCGTCGCTCTGCTCGTGCGCGGCTCCCGAGGCGATTTTGTTCAGCACGATTTTCGAGTTCGCCTCGTCCCGGTCAGGGTAATGGCAGTCCGCAATCAGGACGGGTTCCACCGTGAAGGTGTCTGTCACGGGGGCGTAGCATTTTCCGAAATAATGTTTCAGGGCCTGAAGCCGCTCGCGGTCAATGCGATCGGCCTTGTACTCGCTGCCGTCCACTTGGTAGTATACCGCCTCGAATCCCTGCTGCAACCGTTTGAGGTGTCCCGGGTGTGCGGTCATCCAAAAGACCGAACGGGTGGCGAACACCAGCGCGCAGCCGGCGGCGCAGGTGAGCAGCCGGTCATACGTCAACACGTGTTTTTCGGAATCGACCATCACGGCCCGCTGGATACGCAACAGGTTGTGCAGTCCCTCGTCCGTCAAGGCGTATATCTTGATATCGACCGGCTCCCCGTCGTGTTCCATGGCCAGCGAGTAGCCGAAGACGTGTTTTAGCCCGGCTTGGGCACATGCTTTCTGAAGATTGAGTGTCGCGGCCATCGTGTTGCGGTCGCAGATGCCGACAGCCGTCTGTCCGAGCCATTTCGCCTTGCGGCTCCATGTCTCCAGAGCTCCCGAAGCGTTCAGCAACTCGTAAGGCGTGTGGATACCCAGGTTTACGAACGGAATGTCGTGTCTCGGCGTTTTCGGACGGCCGACATATTTGAGGATGTGGAAACGGAAGTTCTCCCGCAGGTCGTAATAGTACCAGTTCCGCCCGAACGGGAAAGCGACATGATAGATGCCTTCCTCCTGCAATACCTCGGAACTCTCCATCAGGTTGAAAGCAAGATTGTCGCCCTCACCCCGGAAGATGGAGTCCACGTCCGAGAGGTCGGCCATGAAAAGTTTACCGAAACCTGGAAGTTCCGCGACCTCCGTATCGACCGGCTTGTAATCTATATTCTGGGCATCGAGCCATGCAAAAAGTTCCCGTATCATCTTTCCTGTACCTTCTTGAGTTTGTATTCGATAGGCGTCAGCAGCCGGTAGGCGAATGTTTCGTAAATCTCCTGTTCGTTCATCTCGTCCCAGTCCTTGCCGGCATCGGCAATGTCGGCGATGAGGACCTCGAAATAGGGTTTCAGTCGCTCCGCCGTCCGTTTGACAGCCTCCACGGCATCGCCGTCGTATCCGATGACCACCGTCCGGACGCCTTTCGATTGCAGTTTGAAGATTTGCACGTCGGAGATTTTCTTCCCGAAGGTCGCCACGACGGCAATATGCGGGTTGTCGTAAAGTTCGAGCTTGCGCGTAAGGGCAATGACATCGAAAATGCCCTCCGTGAGAATGACCGTGTCGGTCTTCCCGTCACGAATGGCATCGTAGTTATAGAGCAGTCTGGAAAAGTCGTTATCGGTTGAATTTCGATAACGGAGGATTTTGTAGCAACCGGAATATTTTGCCTTGCGGTTGTAGGCGTCGATATCCGCTTTCGGCCAGATATGTCGCCCCACATAACCCACCGTGGCCCCGTCGTCGATGACGGGAAATATCACGTAGTCGGCATAACGGGGATTGAGCTTGCCGGTACTGCCCACGGGAAAGTATTCGTAGTCGTCGAAGACGAAGCCTCGTTCATGCAGGTACGGATGCCGGAAGGTGCGTTTGTAGAAGTCCGGCAGTTCGACACCGACCAGCCCGTCATCAATTTCCGGTTGCTCGGCTCGTGCGAGCAGGATGTTATCCAGGGGTGCGGCAATGTCGGCGGTTGACGCGACCATCAGGTCCATGCGGCCGATGGCTTCGAGCAGCTGTTCGAGGGTGCGGGTCGATGCGCCGCACGAAAAGCAGTGCGCCATAAAGGGAGTGCGGCGGGCGGTCTCAGGTCCGATGTAGATACCGAACTTACCGCCCGTCTTGCCGCAGAACGGACAGCGCGGGACAATCAGGTTCTTGCCCCCGCCGTCACGTTTCGCCCCCGTCTCGCGGGCGATCTCCGAAACCAGATATTGCTGTTCCTGTACCGATAACTCCATATTAAGGTATAGTACCGGCCCCTACGGCAGGGTTTGAAAAAACATGAAAAGATTATTCCCTGTTCAGGTTCATCGTCCGCCGCCCGTCGTAAAACACCTCGTTGTCATAATCCGTCGCAATCTTTATGGTATCTCCCTTTTTGAAGAAACGGCTTTTGGCCACGTGCAGGCGCATGACGTTCTCCTTGCGCTCGGCCGATGACTGGTTGAGCGAGATAAGGTGCGTGCAGGGACGCGACAGCCCTTTCGCTTCCGAGCAGTTATATTCGGTCAACACATTTCTTTCGTCATTAAGCCAGTCCCGGTCTTCTATGGTGGACTGATAGGTGACGACCATCCATACCTTTTCGTCGGCCGCCAAGTCCTTGAGGTCGTTGGCAACGGCGATGCGCTTCGCCCGCTCATGACCGGCATCCCATGCACGGCGGGCGGCATCCGTGAGCAAGTCCATCGAATCCACAATGACGATGTCGGGGTTATGCCCTTTGAGCTTGCGGTATTCCGAAATGCCGTTTTTGATGTCGAGCGTCGAGACCTGCGCGTTGAAGCGCGGATAGCTACGCACGGTGATGCTGCCGGCGTATGAAAGTACCTGCTTTTCCAAATGCCGCATCTCCGTGTCCGAAATCTTTCCCCGCTCGAAATAGTAGGCGTTCTTGGCGATAAGTCCTCCCGAGTAGGCGTTCAGCGCCTCCTCTTCCGAGCCTTCAAGTTGGAAGTGCAGTACATGCAGCCCGTCGTCGATATTCGCCCGTACGCCTATCCATTTGGCGATATGGGATTTTCCTACACCCGTTGATGCCAGGAAGCAGCTCAATTGCCCTCTGAGGTTGCGGCCGCCGTTCAATGCGTCAAGGTACGGGATATAAAAACGGGACACGCGGGGAGCCGTCGAACGCTCCTCTTCCTCTTCACGACGGCGGTTGCGCTCGAAACGCTCCGAGAAGGTCTCGGCCACATCCACGAAGGAGGAACTTTTGAGCGTGAAGCCGGCCAGCCATTCGGCATATTCCCGAAGCGTCTTCTCCGCCTTGTCCTGCCGGCTCTCGTTGTAGAGTTTGCCCACCTCGGCATAGACCGCCTGCAGCCTCACGCCCTTGATATAGGTTTCGAGCATGTCGGTCATCACCTCGGCGCTCTGCCCCTCGTCGTACTCGCGGAAGGTGTCGATAAGTTCCAAGGCGTCATAATCCTCCTGAAAGGCTTGTGCCAGCATGGCATAGGAGGGCGGGGTCTTGTAGGTGCGGTAGTGCGAGGCGATACGTTCCTGCACACGCTGGAACGAGCGGTCAGGCAGATACTCCTTGCGCATGTAGCGGGCCAGTATGCCGCACAGGTTCTCCTGCCTGAGAGCCGTGGCGTACAGCTCGTAGAGAAACTCCGCGCTCAGGGGATTGGTCGTGCTCATACTCCGGCCTCCTTTTCATTCCATGCCTCGCGGCGGATGCGGTACAACTCGTGGTAAAGGGATGCCGTCCTGCGCCGGCAGCGTTCGGCATGGACACACAGCCGGCAGGCGGGCGAGAAGGGAGTCCACAGCAGCGTGGAGATGCCGCAGACGACATAGCCCGCTTCGGTCGAAAGCAGGCGCCGTTTGGTAACCTCCTCGTATTCGGGAAATATGAACTGCGCAAGCGGATGAAGGCTTCGGTTCTCGACGGAAGCCGCCAATTCCGCACGAGAGAGGGAAAAACTTTTCAGCCAACGGTCCTCGTAATAACGGCTCTGTCTTCCCGCTTGCAGATAACGGCGCACGGCCTTCCCGCCGAAAGAGTGCGAGACATTCCACCGGCGACGGTAGTCCGCGCCGAAGCCGGAAATGGCATGGACCTGACAGACGCAGAAGTCCGCCAGGCGCTCCGCGCTGACCGGAGCCAGGGCGTCGAAGCACGCGTCCAGCACCCTGCCCGTGCTGCCACCCGCGGGAAAGACGAAGTCCGCCCACAGGGTCGTGCGCACGAGACGGGTGAAGAGCCGCCGGCTGTTATTTTTCCACTCGTCTCTCTCCATCGCGGGTCAAAAGGTTGCGCAGTTGTGTCTTTGCCAGAAACAGACGGCTCTTGACCGTCTCGATGTTCCGGGCCTGGAGCGTGCCGTTACGGTAGGTGATTTCCATAATCTCACCGATCTTGTAGCCAGCCTGTTGCAGCAGGAAGGCTTCCCGGTAAATCGGCTTGAGCCTGTCCAACGCCCAAAGGATGTCGTCGTTGTAGAACTTGCGGTAGTTGTCCATGCCCATACAGTTCTCCGACGGCTCGTCGTCGAAAGGCAGCGCCGAACGCAGCTCCCCGATGTCTATATTATCGTCCTGCGGCGTCCGGCTGCGGTTCCGGGAGTTCAGGTCGGCGACGAGCCGCTTCGTGACGGCGTATATCCACGTCTTCACGGGCCGCGTCGGGTCGTATGAATCCATGTACTTGAAGAAGTTCGTAAGGGCCTCTATGTAGTTGTCCTCGACATCTTCCTGATTAAAGGTGTACTTGATACAAATGCTGTATATCAAATTTTTATGAGGCATGACATACTTCCTAAGAAGCGCCGCCCGCCGTATGGCGGATTCATCCCCCGAGGATGGATTCGCCGTAAACATATCGTTCTTTCCCACACTTTCACTGACTGAAAAGAAGTTGATAATGAATCTTATGTCCTAATCTGTCAGCTTCGGTGAGCGTCAATTGAAAGCGGGCGGCAACCCCGCCGCCCTGATTTTATGTCCTTGCCGGTTTACAATCTGTATTTGCGTATGTAATAATAGAACAGGTGGCAGGCGTCGGCCGCGTTGTCGTCCACGGGCACGATGCCGTACTTGTTCTTGCACGCGGCGATCATCTGCGACTTGGAAGCATGCCCGTCTCCCGTAGCCCATTTCTTGAGCGTCGCCGGATTGATAAACGCCGGCTCCGGAATATCCAGTTCGTCGCATACCTCGAGTAGAATCCCGCGCAGCTCCGCCAGTCGCCGCATGTCGTAGAAGTGGCGATTTACGCTCACGTCTTCGGCCACGACCTGACGGATGCCGTGGCGGCGCATGTAAGTCAGGAGCATCGTGCGGAACGCCCCGTGCATCTTGTTGCCGTTGCGCCGTTTCGATTCGGTGAAGTTCCATACTCCGGCCTCGTGCAGCGAGAAGTATCCCGTGTGCGTGGCGATGTCCAACGCCAGCACCTGCTCCCTTGTGAGGGGGCTATTCTCCGATTCTCGACTCGCCATGCTCTTTCGTGATTACAAGTTTATGGGGGTAACCCTCGGCGACGTTGCCGTGCGAGACGACCAGCACGGTTCCGCCGAGGGCGTTCAACGCCTCGAACATGGACGCCAGACCGGCTTCGTCCACGGCCTCGAGTATCTCGTCGAGGACCAGCAGATCCAGCCCTTTCCCGTCGTCGCAGTTGGCGTTTACGAGTTTCTGCATGGCAAGGATGGTGGCGAGGTTTACCCGCGCCGCCTCTCCGGCGGAGAATTTGCCGAAGCTACCGCAGTCCACGCCGTCGCGCAGCAGCGAGATGGAGATCTTCTCGCGTACCTTGCCGCTTTTGAGCACCGTGTAGCCGTCGAAACGGATGCGGATGTCGCTGCCGATGGCGATGAGAAATTCGTTGGTGATACGGCTGAGCGCCTCGATCTTGGTGTTGGCTAAATAGGTCTTGAACTGTACGAAACGCTCGCGCTGTACCTCCAAGTCCCGCACCCGGTCGTCCACCTCGAACTTCCGTCTGGCGGTCTCCATCGAACGTTGTTTCTCCTGCTGCATCGTGGCGCGGAGCGACCGGGGCAGGTCGGTCGTCGTGGCCTCGTTCACCTCCCGGATGGTATCCTGCAAGGTCTCCACGGCACACACTGCGGCGCGGATATCCTCTTCGGTTTTGCGCTTCTCCCGACCGAGCGCGGCATTACGCTCGTCGATGAAGCCGAACACCTCGTCGAAGACTTTCCGGCGGATGCCGTCGACCTCGTCCTGCAGGGCGGCTATCTCCGCATGGGTCCGCTTTCGTTGATGTTCGGCACTCTCTACCTTGTCGGTAGCACCGCGCACCGCCCGTTCGTGTTCCGAAAGACGCTGTTCCCAGCCGTGCCGGTCACTCTCCAGGGTGCGGCTCTCGGTACGGATACGACTCTGCCGCATCTCGACCTCTTCCGTTTGCCGCTCTCCGGCTTCTATGCGGCCGTTAATCTCGGAGAGTTGCTGCTGGCGCATACGCAGGTCTTTTGTTCCCGCCTCGATGTCGAAGCCGGGATGTGCCACCAGGAACTCGTGTCCGCAGGCGGGACAGGCAATCTTGCCGGCCAGCTTGTTGGAGAGCTCGTCGATCCCGGCGGAAATGGTACGGCGCTTGCGGCGCAGGTCATCGAGACGTCCTGCAAGGTCACGTAACTGCTTGTCGATATCCAACAACCGCGACTGGAAATCCGCCGTCTTGTCCTTATACAGAGAACGGAAGCCGGCATAGTCCGCCTTGAACCGTTCCCATGCCGTATGTTTCTTCGCCAGCGTCTCTTCTGCCTGTTTGACAGCCGCGTCGAGGTTGGTAAGGCTGGCACGGGCAACTTCCATGTTCTCCTTTTTGAGCCGGACAGCCCGGTTCCAGTCCGTACGCCGTGCATCCGGGAAAAGCGGCATAAACGTTTCGATGGCTTTCAGACACTCTTCCAATGGGGTGTCCGATGATTCCAGCTCCTGCAATGCCTCGTCCGCCTGCCGGACTTTCTCCATCGCTGAGCCGATTCCCGCCATTTCTTCTTTATGTACGCGTATCTGCTCCCGTTTGGCATCGATAGCCGCTTCGAGTTCCGCGATGCGGGCCTCCCGGGTGCGTCCGCGCTCCTCACGCGCTGCCGTCTCACGGTCGATCTGCTCCTGCAACATCCCGATGCGGCCGTCGATACCAGCCAGTTCGAGGTTGATCCGCTGCTGCTCGTCACTGAGCGGGTCGATATCCTCCTCGACACGGGCGATGGCCTCGTCCACGAGGATGCCGTTCGAGAATCGGTTGATAATCTCTTTCTTCTCCTTGTCCGATGAAGAGAGAAAATCCGCGTACCGGTATTTCGAGAGGATGAAGTTGTTCAGCAGTTCGTCGCGCGTGATGCCTAATTTGTCGAGGATGTACCAGTTGTAGGCGTCGACGGAAGGCTGTACCGCCTCGTCCGTCTCTGCTTCCTTGCCGTCCCGCCAGAGCATGCAGGCGACTGTCGAGGCCCCTTTACGGGGAATGCGACGGGCGACGGAAAGTTCCTCGCCCGAAAAATCGTTTGTCAGGCGCAGTTCGATGCGGCACTCCTCGGCGGCATCGTTGATAATCTCCTCCGAGCGAATCTTCCTGAGCGGGCTGCCCGTGATACCCACGGCGATGCATTCCAGAAGCGCAGACTTGCCGGCTCCGTTCGACTGCTGGGACTCGTTATCACGATTGTCGCCGAAGATGAGCGTCGTAACCCCTTGCTGCAAGGTGTACGAGAGGTGGCGGAAAGCGCACAGGTTCTCCGCCTCTATGTTTTTCAGTTTCCACATGGTCCGTTTTCGATTTTAGATAAATATTCCAGTCCGACAGCCACATCCTCTATCTGCTTCTCACGGCAGAACTCCTCGTAGGTCTCGCGGATGCGTCGGCTGTCGAATTTCTCGAAGAGTGACGAGGAGGAGGCTTCAGGCATCTCCTCGTCATCGGCGACAAGTTCCACCTTCGTGGCTCCCGCCTCCAAAAGCGCAGCCTTGTCCACAGACTTTATGGCCGCCTGAAGCGCATGAACACGCACCTTGACCTTGTAGCGGCCGTCGGCATCCATCTCCCTGAGCTCGTCCATGAGGTGCAGCCCGGCACGTTCCACGGGGACATCCAGCACTTTGTAGCGCGTGTTCACACGATTTTTGATAAATTCGTGCGTGCCGTCGGTGTAGATGACGGTGTATCCCTTCTGCTCGTCCTCGCCGAAGTTGTGCTGGCGCGAGGAGCCGATGTACTCGATGCGGGTCTTGGGGATGATGCAGCGGTTGTGGTAGTGCCCTACAAAGACTTTGTCGAACGCCTCGAAAATCTTGGCAGGCAACTCCTTTTCGGAAGGCTGCGCCAAGGCTCCGTTGATGCCTTCATGGATATAAAGGAAGTTGAGCCGTTTCGGGTCGAGAGCCTCCTCCCTGAGGCGGTCGAGACGGGTGCAGAATGAGCCGTCCTCCGGAAAGTAACCCATCATGTGAAGGACGAAACGGCAGTCGTCGCCCACAGGCAACGACACGTATTCATCGCATACCAGGACGTTGGGGTGCTGGTCGAAAACATGACAGTAGCCACGTACGGCCTCTTGGTTGACCTTGTCGTGGTTACCCTCGGCAATTGTCACATGAATGCCGTGCTCGGCGGCGGTGAGCAGGGCGTCATGTACCGCCAGCAGCACGTCGAGCGTCTGCGCGGCACGCGAGAAGAAGAGGTCGCCGCCGACGGCGATCTCCCGGATATCCATCTCCCTGCAGATATCGATGGCCTCCTGCCAGTTGGCCGTAAATGCAGGGATATTGTCTTTCGACACGTGTATGTCGTTCAGTAGCAGCAGGCAGGGATAACTCTTTTTCATAAGCATGGTGAGGATAATGACGGGAGGCACAAGACCTCCCGTCGGATGACTGTTTTCGTTGCTTATGAAAGGTTATCGGCGACGTCGGGGACGCTCCGCGCGCTGCGCCGGTTGCGGCTCGTCTTCCTGTTCCGTATCCTCCTCTTCGGGAGCTGCCGCCTCGTGGCTTTCCGGTTCGGGACCCATGATTTCGTCGTAGATCATGTCCAGCAGTTCGCTGTTCGAGGTCGAACGGGTGACACGGACGGTGAGGCCTTCCTGCTCGATGAAGGCGCGGATCAGGGAGCGCAGTTCCTGCCCCTCTTCGGTGCGGTCACCGAGCGACCGGCTGTTCAGCTCCTCGTAACGGTCGCTCAGGTCGTCGTACGAGATACGTCCGCTACTGTTCTGTCCGTTCTCCCTACCCGCCTTAGAGCGGCGGTCGAAGGAGAAGGCGGAGGTGTCCTCCTTGGGCAGCTCGCCCTCCAGCGTGTCGATGACCGCCTTCATGTCGTCGGTCTGCATGAGCGACATGCCGTAGAGCGCGTCGCACTGTTTGAGGAACTCGACAGTCGCCCCCAGATGATAACGGGTGTAGCGGTAGATGATGTCGGGAATGCGCGGCGCGCCCATCAGTGCCGTCAGCTCCTCGCGGGTCAGGGAAACGGGGTCCGATTCGTTGTCGATGGAGATGACATACTCGGTCTTCGAGCCGTTCTTGCGCTTCTCGATCTCCACGGGATAGGCGTCATGCACCGACGAGATCGGACACGGGTACGCCGGATTTTTTTGCAGTTTCTTCTGCCACAGTTTGAACTTGCGCTCGTCCAGGTCCTTGAACTGGGCGTGCGAGAGGGTCAGCATCTGGATGCCCTTGCCGCGCTCGTTCAGGTCGAAAACGTAAAGGCAGTGCCCGTAGTTGTACTTCAGGCCACCGCCGAACGAGCCGCCATCGATTTTTTCGGCCAGCTTATCGTCCCCCAGCTCTTTCGCCTGTGCCACGGCCAACTTGCGGTAGGTCTCGATGGGGTCCACCGAGTAGCCGGCATCCGTGGCTCGGGTGACGGTGACATACATCTTCTGGGGCTTGTTCCCCGTCGTGGGCCTCTCCAGCTCCAGCAGGAGCTGGTGCACGGGGACCTCGTAGCCGGGACGCGAGGCCGTGCCGTCCGCGTTGGGCGCCAGCGGCAGTATTCGAAGCCGGTATACCCCCAGTTTGTCCATGCGGAAAAACTCCGTGCGGGCGAATGCACGGTTCTCCTCCTGCGCGCGTTGCTGCGCCGCCTCGTAGGACTCCTGAATGCCGAGGAACATCTCTTCGACCGACATGCCTTCCACGCCGCCCGTCTTTTCCAAATCTTCTTGCATCATAATTTGATAGTTATGGATTAAAAATGCCCGAAGGGATGACACGGCAACACCGCACCACCCGAAACTGGATGCAGGGCGGACGGGTTCGGTTGCACCGTCCGTTTCAGTTGATAAGATTGGGAGATTTTCTCGCTGACCGTATCCCGTGCGCGGGATACTCAGTTGACAATATACGAGGGTCTTGAAGCGACCGGATACAAAAATAGACAAACAATCCCTAAGAGCAATAGATGCAATTAGATGTTTTGCAGACTGTTTATTTACAATGCATTACAACTTCTTTTTAACGACGCGTTTAATATCGTGCAGCATCGGGCCGCCGCCCGGACCCTCCCGGTTGCGCTTTTCGAGCCGCGCCCTGTTCTGCCGGATGAAGGCGTCCGTCTTGCGGCGACGGATGCCTTCGTAGTAGGCCTTGCGCCCGGGCGTGAGCCGTTTTGCACGACGGCAGCAGAGCCCGTCCCGGCTGTACTCTTCCAGATAGCGACGGAACTTGGGCTTGCGGTACGAGGGGTCTTTTGAGGCACGGGCCACGGAATCGACGACGCGCCAGTCCGGCTCGAAAGGCTGCTGCCCGGGGCAGAGCCGCCGCAGAAGGTAGTAGACCACCGGCATCTCGTAGCGGAGCATGAAGCCCAGACGGGTCTCATCGAACGGGAACCGTTTAAGGGTTCCTTTCGGCCTTCCGTCTTCGCGGCTTCGGGGGGACGTCTGTCGGACCGCCCGGGTCTGCCTCGTGTTCTTTTTCTTGGGTGTTTTCATCTTGTTCCGTTATGATAACCGGTGGTACGGCGGAGGGGATATGCCTCTGGGCGATTCTCCGGCGGCTTTCAATGTCTCCGGTTACGTTGATTCGTTTCATCATATAAAATAGGTAAAGTTGAGTTCTACATTCACGTTATACATTCCTCTCTCGAAAAGCTGCACCTTGCGGGAGCCGCCATATATGACAAAGGAGCTGCCGCGATTGTATTTATGGTCGTCGTTCCAGTCGGCGGCCGTGCAACGGACACTATACCGGGGCGGCTGGATGGTATTGGGGATAAGCGCCACGATTCCGCCCCAGTTACTGCCGTCGCGCCGGGCCGTATTGATGTACCCCTGGATGGAGACGATATTGCCGATTTGACGGACGAAAAATCCCCGCGTGTCGGTTCCCGAACCGCTGCCCGCCATCTGCAGCCAGCCGGTATCCGCGAGTACGGGCTGGTAGTCCGCCGCGAAAGCTGCCCCTAACGTGCGGCACACCTGGCGCTGCGCCTCCGTACCGCCCAACGCGAGGTCGGTCAGCCTGGCGTCCTTGCGCAGGTAGTCGCGGACCGTCTCGTCCCTGGAAAGCAGGTTCAGCCTCTCGCGCAGCAGCTGCTGGGCCTGTGCCGTGGTCTTCCCCCGCGACACGAGGTAAGTGATGTAATCCTGGAAGAGACTCTCTACCTTGGCGAAACGGCTGTCCGACACGCCTTTCGTGTAGAGGTTCAGGTTCGCGGCAATGGCATCCTGCTCCGAAGCGTTGTAGCCCGCCATCAGGCGGTCGGCTTTCAGTCTAAGCTGCTTCACCACCTGCGACGTGGGGAGGTAGCCTTCGACCTGCGCGTGGGATTTGCCGTTCTCGTCCGTATAGGCGAACGAGCCCGTTTTTATAGCCAGCAGTTTGTCCCGCAGTTCCGCCGTGAAGACCACTCCCTCGTAGGCGGAGTCCGTGCCGAGTTTCCCCGCCAGCATCCGGTCCACCTCCGAGGTGGAATATATCTCGAGATTCTTGCGGGCCTTGCCCTTGTCCGCCACATCGGAAAGGTTCGACGCCTTGGCAAGTTTCGACTCTCCCGTGCCTTTCTTCTCGGCGTCGAGCGTCTCCCGGATGGCGGCTTGTTTCCTTGCTTTCAACGCCGCGGCCTCTTCCGCGCTGAGGGAATTGATCTCCTCGGCCGAGAGCCGCACCAGTTCCTGCAACCCCTCCGAGATTTTCAGGAACACGCCCCCGGCGTCCGTCTTGGAGTAGACGTCCAGATTCCGGCGCGCTGCCGCCTTGTCCATCACGTCCGACAGGTTTCCATCGGCCGAAAGCTTCATTTTCAGGGCTTCGGCGACGGCTCCCGAGGTGACGTAACCCGTGCCGCCCCCGGCAATCGTACCTGTGGTGATGGCGTCGAGTTTATTTTTATACTCGGTGGTAAAATCTTCAGTGGAGAGCTGTTTGCCTGTAACCTTGTCCACCTTGCCCTTCATTCCCTGGGTGTAGGCCGTAACGGTAACATAGGTCTCGGCAACGGACTTCCCGTTCACCCGCAGTGTCCCGAGTACATCGACACATCCAGACGGCGCGAGGACGATGTCACCGAGCGTGTTGCGTACGACAAACCGGAAACTGTCCGTGCTGTCGTAACCGACGGCGGCGATGGCCGCCCCCGCGCTGTCCCGCCACGCGAGAAGATTGGTCAGTTTGGGGTCTTCTTTCGTGTAGGACGTATTGCAAAGCTCGATGCCGCGACCGGCACTCCGCACCGAAAGGCGCCCGCCGACCTCGACCGTGGCGTTTTTTCCGACTACTTTCAGAATCGGAACGCCGCATGCCTTGCCGTCATGAACGGCGAAGTCCCGGTATTTGGCGGCGCCGCCGTTCAGACCGTAATGGTTGACACGTACGCATCCCGCATCGGTGGCGTCCGCCGTGTTGAAGAGGTCGGCGCCTTGGATGCGCAGGGAACCGATGCGGGCGGTATCGCTGAGCGAGGCTCCGTACGAGATACCGTTCTCCGTGATCCGTGCCAGCTCCTTGCCCTGTTTCATGAACGAGAAGGTCCCGTCGGTACGGATCACGATCTCGCTTACGAGCAGCCCGCTAAGGTAGGCGCCGAGCGAGGCGTCGCCGTCCGCCTTGACGATTCCCCTGAGCATGTAGCCGTTCTCCCCGGCGACGGATACCGCCGTCTTCGAGCGGAACTCTTTCTCGGCGGTGACGGTTCCGGCCAGCACGAGGTCTTTCTTCACGGTCTGGCGCGCGAAAGGCGTGTCGAGCAGCACGGCATACCGGCCGAAGAACTTGTCGATGAAACGCGGGGCATACTCCTCCCGGATTTCGATGAAGGCGGGGAGCTTGCCCGTGACAGAATCCTCGGTGTCGGGAACGGACGCACTGCCGGCACACAGGTAGCAGGTGCGCCCCCGTTTGTTCGTATCGTTGGCGTAGACCACCGACTCGTGGCGGTTCGTCTCGTAAATGTAATAGGGATAGGCCGCATCCGTGGCTCCCTCGAAACGGCGCACCTTGCCGCCGAGCCAGACATAACCGGGCGAGATGTTCGCCCCGTCCGGCTCGCAGCCCGATATGATGAAATCCGAGCAGCCGTCGAAGATGGCGCTCAGGCTCAGGGCGAGCTCCTGCAGGTTCAGGATATCGTCCGAGTAGGTATATCGTCCGCCGGGCTCTGCTACATATTCTTTCATTACTTCTACGCGTTGGAATTGGGTTCGTACTCTTCTTTGTCTATCTTGATCAGGTAGGTCTTGCCCGCAATCCTGTAGCGGTTCACCGCGAACGACAGCATATAGACGAGCTCCTGCGCGGGAATCGTTACCGGCGGCACGCAGACCATAAAGCTGACCCTGCCTATCGTCTTTTCCTCGACGAGCCGGTAAAACGGGCGCGGCTGTTCCGACTCGTCCGTGGCCGTGATTTCCTCCCCGTTGTACCAGATGGTGCAGGGTCGCCGGTATTCGGTGCGCTCGTGGTAGAGGTCCACGCCGACGCTCTCGCTCTCCCGGAGGAAGATGCGGTCCCTGCCGTCTTGCAGGTATTGGCCGAAGCGGTAGTTCAGGTACCACTCGAAGTAGATGACCTGCGAGGTCATGCGGGCCTCGATATGCCGCTCGCGGGCGAAGGCGCGGAACCGCTCGTTCAGGCTCCGCAACGGGTAGAGCGCGCTCTGCACGAAGAGGATGAACCGCCTCCCCGACAGGTAATGCGGCACGAGCTGGTTCACTAAACGGTCGATGGGAAGTCTATATCTCATGGTTTTCGATCCTGAGCGTAATGGCTTCCCTAAAGGTCGGCAGTTCCGACTCCTCGTCCTTGCGCGAGGACTCTTTCAGGTAGCCCGAGGCGGTGTAGGTCATGCGGCCGACACGTTGCAGGGGCTGTATCTGCCCGTCGGCATCGTGGCAGGCGATGAACACGCCCTGCTCGGGCACGGCCCCCTCGTCGATGTAGACGTCGGTGACATGTTCCGCCTCCCGTATGGCGTCCGTAAGACGCGAGACATAGACCGCGGCGTCGAAGTCGATGCCCGTGATGTACCCGCGGATACGCTCCTCGACGGCATCGTACATCTCCGCCTCGGGGACGGCGCCGTCGTAGAAGACCGTCAGGCGCGGGACCAGCACGTCGCCCTTGGTAGAGATGACTTCGATACGGGTGCCGGCGAATTTCAACTTGCCGATGTAGGCGTTGACGGGCACTAACTCTGAAGCCGGAATAGCCTCCAGATGACCTTTTGTGCCGGTGGCGATTTTCAGGATCAGCTTGCTGTCGAGGTTGCTGTCGTCCGTGCTCTCCACGTAGGAGACCTGCGTGATGATGCGCTTGGTCTCGTCCACGTGGGCATAACCGAACGCGAGACCGTCCTCGCGGACGATCAGTTCGTCCCCCTGCTGGTATTGCAGCAGCGCGTGGGCGTAATAGTTCGGGGTGCCGTTTATCCGGCTGTTGATGGCCTCGGAGATGTCTATGGCAAAGACGTCCAGCAATGTCTCGAAGCTGTGAATCAGGGCTGCCGCGACCCACAGGATGCCGTTCATCACGGACAGTTTCGAGTCGCTGGCGAACTCCGTCAGCTCCAACCGCCGGTTGCGCTCCCGCACGGCTTCGTTATATATTTCCTTGATCGTTCTGCTCATTCCACGGTGTAGGTTATATCGTCAATAATGAATTTCCACGCTCCGCCCTCGTTCCACGCCTCCTCGTGCAGGATGACCCACATGGCCTCCATGCCCGAGGTGATGCGGTAACGGCCGCTTTCCGGTTCCCGTTCGGGCTCGCGATAAAGCCCTGTCGGAGCCGAAGGCAGGATGACCGTACAGTTCCGACGGTTCCCGTACCGCTCGACAAGGGCAGTCAGGTAGCGGTCGATGACCGTCGGTTTCAGACGGGCGGCGGAAAGGTCGAGCGTCATCAGCCCACGGCTTTCCACAAGCGGTGTGAGGTCGGCGGCGACAAGGCCGCGGAGGTTCAGCAGGCAGGTGTCGGAAAGCAGCCGCAGCCCTTCCAGGGAGAGCGTGACATCCGTGAGCGTCAGCTCCTCCACGGGCAGCGTCTGCAACAGCGCCAACGATTTCGGACGGAGTCCGCTCCAGTCGATGGTTTTGAAACGGGCCTGAGTAAACCATCGTATCGTGCGCTTTTTCCGCACTCTGTTGTCGAAGGTATGGGTAAGGAGTTGCGGCGTGTCCGTCAGGGAGACGACCTCCGTGTCGCTGTTGTCGCCCCAGTCGATTTCCAGTAATCCCACGCCCGACACGCCGCACCGCGCGGTGATGACCGCCGCGTCGAGCGTGATGACGGCGGCGAGCGGCAGGGTGAATGTCTTGGGATAGACATGACGTTCCCCGTTGGCGGGAACAATACCGTGCAGCTCGTTGTAAGCGACCACGTCGGCACGGATAACGAAACCGTCCGTGTAGATAAGCTCCCGACCGGCTGACAGTATCGTGTCGAAGGAAAGATCGGGGTTGCTGACGAGCAAATCCACGACCCCTTCGATGCTGCCGTAAAGGTGCAGGGCGACATCGTAAAGGTTCTGACCGGCTATGACGCTGTATTTACCCACGATTGTCCTCCTTTTCCACGGTTTCCAGCAACAGCTCGCCCGTCGCGGAATCCATATAGGCGTTTTTGATGATTACCCTGTCCGCGGAGAACTCCGACTGCAGCTTGGCGGCAAGACCGTTGTTCTCCAGACTCGAATGCAGGTAGTCGATAAGTCCCACGCCCGTGGTCGGGTGCTGGTAGAGGTTGCCGGCGGAGGCTTTCAGCAGGAAGGTCTCGTTCTGGGCTTTGGCGGTTCCGATCCCGAAATCGGTGTCTTCGCCGCTGTACACGACAAGGCAGCCTTCTTGCGGCAACAGCCGGTAAAGGCCGTCCGCATTGAGGGCGAAGAGCGCGGCCAGAGTGATGTCCGACAGGCCCGTTTCCGTATCCGCCATGACGGGAAACCAGGGTTTGCCCGTCGCGGGATTTTTCAGATACCCCGTACCGCCTGAACCGCTGCCGGCAACGAAGCGGACCGCCAACCGACGCACGTCGGGCGTATACGGAATACGGACATGGACACCGCGACCGTTGGTTAACCCCGTAAACCCTTCCGGCACGGCGATCTCCCCGTAGCGGAACGTATCGTTGTCCGCACCGGCGACGGCAGCGAGCAGGCCGAAATCGTAGAAACTCTTGCCCGCCACGTTGCCGGAAGTCTCCACCTCACCGTACTCGGCATCCATGATTATGTCCTGTCTTGCCATACGTTTGAAATAAAAAAACCGGTTGTACCGTCAGAGTACAACCGGGCACTCTTTTCAAAAGAGTAGCGGCAGAAAGAAAGGATGGTTTATTGTTCCTGCACGAAATCGTAGATACGGGCAACCGTCGCCCACATGTCGTCCGGGAGCTCCTCGTCTGAAATCTTCTCGCAGGCTTTCTGCAGGTATTCCGTCTCCTCCCCGGAAAACTCCACGGCAAGCGGTTTTTCCTTGTCCACATCCCATTCGATACGCTTGTCCTCGGCGTTTTCATGCAGGCCGATTTCTTTGCGCTCCTCGTCGCTGATGGCTATTTTGCGCAGAATCTCTTTTTTGAGGTTGAAATCCTTGAAGTTGCCCCGTGCCGGCAGGAAGGTAGGCAGATAAAGGCGGTCTTTGACTGATAGTTCCATACTGTTTATGCGGTTTGATTGATACTTTTTCTTATTTCACCGATGATGGCCTCGAAGTCCCGAAACAGGGGCGCAAGGGGCTCTCCCTCGGGAATGCTGCAGGAAACGGAGCCCTGCTCCATATAGATGACACCGATCTGAGGGGTGTTTCCCGAACCGTCAGTATCCCTTTTCCGGATGGAGGCATGGACGCGGGTCAACCTATCATTGACGATGGAGTATTCCAACTGGTAGTCGGCGTTCTCCGTACTCTCTTCGGCAACCTTGGTTACCGTTACGTGGGTGATGTTCATATTCGCTCTGTTTTTATTAAGGGTAGGACGTTACTGCGGGGATTGTTTTTAGTAGCTGTGATTTAATATCTGATAGTGGAACGACGGGTAATTGGCACACAATATCGTGAGGGAATCCCCCTTGGCTATCGTGTAGTTGACAAGGTCCCCGTTGTGGTTGCGGATGTTGTTGAACACGAGGCTGTTCCCCCAGTTGTAGTTGTAAATCAGGGTGAATATGCAGGCGAAGTCCGACGGCAGGGACGAATACCCGAACATTGACGCCACGGAAGAGGCCGACGGCAGGGTCACGCTATACTTCTGATTCGCATAGACGAAGAAAATGTTATGCTGTGAAAAATCCATCGTGTAGCCGCTACCGGTGAAGTATATGTTCTTGATTTTGTTGCCGATACAGGCCGGAGTTACAAGCGCGGCATTGCTCCATATCCCGTAGTTGCGGTATCCGTTCTTGACATCTATATATAACCCGTAATTGTTCTGGTAGCTGTTCGATTTGCCGTTGACGATACGCCCCGTGGCACAGGTTCCGCCGGACGTGGCAGGAAACGTGTTGGCTCCGAGCAGAATGTAAGAGGTGGTGTTGCCCACCCGGAACAGGTCATCATAAATGGCAAGCCCTCCTCCGGACCCGCTACCGGTCGCTGTCGAACCGATACGCCCCTGACCGATGACAAAGCCTCCGATGGTACCGGCATTGGCGTTGATAGTGCCCGTCATGGTGACGTTTCCGGAGGCATCCCACTTGATATTCTGATTGGCGAGGTATCCCGAACCGTCGTTGGCAAAGGAAATCTTACCGCATCCGAACGTGGCGGAGCCGTCCGTATTCAACGCCCAGTAGTTGACCGAGGTGGAGGGGTTGTCATGGTAGATGTTTCCCGAAGCCCCCATGACGATGCGGTGTCCCGAAGCCGGAGCCGAAGCGGTCAGGGCACTGGCCCCGAGTATCCAGCCGCCGATTTTGCCGCCGACGGCAGTGATGCCGGAGCGGTCTAGTGTCACCTTGACGTTGTTGCCCGCATCCCGGACGGAGATGCTGCCGTTATAGCTACTGCCGCCGACTATCAGGGTGCTGTCCACGATAATCTGGTTGGCACGCACGGTACCGGTGTAAATACCGTTGGCGTCTATGGTTGTCGTGTACTTTTCCGTGGAGGTCAGGTCGAAGACGGTGGCGTATGCCACGTACCAGACGACAGGCGCAGAGGAAGTGCCCTGTGTACCATCCAGATAAAAGAAATGGGTGCTGGAAAAGTTTGCTGTACCGCAGACGACTTTATAGACGTATTCTTTCCAGTCCCCCGTACCGGCGTTCGACGTGAGCCAGCGGCTCGAACCGTTGGTCCCTATGCTGTTCGTCGCCCAGCACAGCTTCCGCCCGACGGGGATCTTGGCGATGATGCGGGCGACGAGCACCTTGCGATAGCCGCACGTGGTGCCGAAATAAAAACCGCCGTTATTCGGGGAAGCCGCACCGTTGGTCTGTATCTTGAGCACCTGCTTGCTGTCGTTAGGAGCCGTGGAGTCCTGCTGTCGTGTGATGGTCACCATGCCGTTGCCGGAGTTGTTGTATACCGCCACACCGTTGTTGCCGTTCCAGAAAGTCGGGTCCCGGTAGAGCATTTTTCCGAAAGCCATCGCCGAGGCCAGCTCCTGGGCCGTCGTGATGCCGGTCGTCCATTGGGCGGATACCGAGGAGGCAAAAGTGACCGCCCCCGAAGCGTTCCATGAGATATTGCCCCCGGCAATCTGACCGCTGCCGTCATTGTTCAGCCTCCATTTGGTGGAATTGGTAATCGACCCGTCGCTGCCGAGCGAGATGTTGTTCTTCCAGATATGGTTATGGTCGAACGCCCAGCCGGCGATGCGGTTGTAGACCTCCTTGCCGCCGCTTTTGGTATAGTTGGCCGAGAGGCAGAAATACTCAAGGTGGTCCCACGACATCATTTGTATGCCGATAAAGCCGGTTTTGACACTGTTGCCCGAACCTGCCACCTGACCGAAGACGATATGCCCGGCGTTACTGCTCTGGTGCCACGTCAGGCAGACCCCGAAAGGCTTGTAAGCCCCCGTGTACCAGTATCCGCTCCCCGAAGACGCGGAACGGATCTGGAGCGGCGTGCTCCCTGCCGTTCCGACTGCCCCGACCGTCATGTTGTCGCCGCCGATAGTGAACCCGCCGATTTTGCCACGCACGAACGTACAGCTCAGGCCGTTGATGTAGTCCGTGTTGATGATGTTGGCTTTGATGCTGGCGGCGTCGAGCTTCGACGAGTTGATACTGCCGGCAGCGATACGGTCGGCGGAGAGCGTCCCCGCCTTGATGCTCGAAGCGTTGATGGAAACGGCATTGACCTGCGCAGCAGTCAGCGTTCCCGTATAGATACCCGTCGAACCGATATAGGTTAGCGGATGCGCGGCGAGGGTGCTGTCGGAACTCTGGGCCAGAGCGATGAACCGGTGACGGCGGATTTCCTCCTCGACAGCCGTAGTGAGGGACCGGGGAGCCGGTGCGTTGGCCTTGGTGGATCCGCTCTGGAAAATCAAGTCGGAGGAATAAGCAATCTGAGGGGCGGCAGGGATTGGTGCCGGACTGTAAGCGCTGCTCTCTATCGGCTGGTCGGAGTAGAGATGGTAGACGGCTCCTGTCGTGCCGCCACCGCGCAGGAAGACGGCGAACATACAGTAGTTCCCGCAGTGCGCGGCACCGGCAAACATGCGGCAGTACATTTCAGACAGTTCGTATATGTCCCACGAGTAACCGATGCCGCCCCAACCGCCGAAGTTGGCCTTGATGAGAACGATCAAGCCTCCTTTATGGGTGGTGTTATTCCAACTGTCGGGAGCCTGCTCCGAGTACCCGCGACGAATGAGGATGTCGCGTTTCGCGGTCTGCTCGCCACCCTTAAGGATGACGGGATAATAGGTCGCGGCATCGCCGTTGATGACGATTCTTTTATAATAGCGGTAGCCGAAGTTGACACTTTTGGCGGCTTCGATGTCGTTCTTCCATTGTAGGGAAACGGATGCGCCGAATGTGACATTGCCGGCCGCGTCCCACGCAATGTTACCCGAAGCGATCCGTCCCGACCCGTCGTTGTTCAGCTTCCATTTAGTACCGTTGGTAATGGAGCCGTCTGCACCCAGAGCGATGTTGTTTTTGTAGATACGGGACGTGTCGATGTTCCATCCGGCAATCTGGTTGGTGGAGCCGAAATGGGCAATGCAGTTGCCGGCGGCGTCCGAAGTGAAAAAGCCGAAATCCGTGTCGGAATTGTAGAAGAGTTGTACTCGCTTGCCACTTGTCGCCCCCGAGTTCGCCCCGTAAACGACCACCCGTTTGTTGGCACTGTCCAAGAGGATATGACTGTTGGACAGCGTGGTGGCACCGATGGCCCAGCCGCCGATTTTACCCTTGGTAAACGTGCAATTCAGACCGTTGATGTAGTCGGTGTTGATGATGGACGACCGGATGCTGGCCGCGTCGAGCTTCGAGGCGTTGATGCTGCCTGCCGCGATACGGTCGGACGAGAGGGTGCCGGCGGTAATCTGGGCAGCGGTGATGCTTCCGGTATAGATTCCCTCGGCAGTAATCTTGGTCAGTTTTGGGTAGCTGTTACCTCCCAGAGCCGTGGTGATGGAACCGATGGGAGCCGTCCATTGCGCGCTGACTGAGGAGGCGAACGAGACGTTGCCCGCGGCATCCCATGCGATGTTGCCGCCCGCGACGGCCCCGGCTCCCGAGGCGTCCAGCCGCCATTTATAACCACGGATGCCGTTGGAGCCTACGGTAATGCTTCCGGTGGCGGAAGTATAGCCTCCGGCAGTATTGTTTTTCGTACCCCTGTAAAGCGAATCGCCGTCCACCGACCAGCCGCCGATTTTTCCTTTGGTGACATTCAGTGTCAGCGCCTCGATATTCCCGGCGGTGATAAGCGCGGCTTTCAGTGCCGCCGTGTCGATACGGTTTGCCGAGATGGTGCCGGCAGTAATCTGCGACGCATCGAGCGCAATCGCCCTTACCGTGTCGGCCGAGAGCCTGCCGGTGAAGATGCCGTTTTTATCGATATAGGTCGCGCCGGCCCAGTTCAGGCTGACACCGGCTCCGAATTCCACCTTGCCTGTCGCCGCATTGTACCTGATATACTGGTCGCCGTTGCCCAGTTGCGCGTTGCCGCCGTTATCCACATAGAAGGTCTTGTACCCGTTTTTGAATCCGCAGATACCATTGACAGTCTCGGTGGTGAGGGTCCCGGAAGCGCTTTTCGCGCTGAGGGCAAACGAACCGATGGCCACGCCCGAAACGGTTCCGTCGCTGTTCTTGGTACCGGCAAAGAGCTTGGGGGTGACGACGGTGTGGCTGCCGATGAACGTTTTATTCGTGTTCCACTCCCGTACCCAGTCCAGCAGGTTGGCGTCCACACCCGCCGTGCCCTGAACGCCGGCCTTGGCTTTCGACCACACAAATGACAGATGGTATACGACACCTGAAATCGTGACGGGAATATCCACCCTTCCGTGGTCGGCAAGAGTGGTCGTGCCGGCTGCAATGGCGTAGGTGACGGTCTTCGCGACATTGTCTACCGTAACGGACGAGAATCCGGCAGGCCTGCCCACCGCCCCGATGGAGAATGCCGTAAAGTCTCTGTCGCCGCAAGCCACCCTGACAGTAGAGGTTAAGGTGACTGCCGAGAGAATCTTCCCCGACGCATCCGTAGGAAAAACATATTCGTTCAGGGACTGGGTAATCGTATACGGGTCTTTCAGTACGGAAATCGTAGTTTGACCATGGACAACCAATGTTCGGGACATTCTTTTTTATAAAGAGTAGGTCAAACCGATAATAAAAAGGGCAAATATCCTGGCGCGATCATATATCTTTGGTTATTTCCACCTCGCAGTCGAATACGGTCCTGTCGGATATATCCTCGCCGGTAATGGCGATTTCCCGCCCTTGGTGCTGTGCGGCGTTCCATTGCTCGTCCCGCCCTTGATCCGCGCCGCTTCGATACCACCGGAAAGAACTGTCGGGAATTTGGCCCGTAATCTCCTCGTCTCCTTTATAAACACGGGCGCGGAGCACGGTCGAGACCGGCCCGCTGCGGAATGTCGTGCCGTTTTCCGACTCAATGTGTACGATGTAGGCGTCTGCCCCGTCGGTAAGCTTGAGAACGGTATGCGTCGCCGTATATGCCGCGTCGCCGCATGAGGCCGTGTAACGGAGTGTCAGCACATCGCGTCCGCCCCAGCCGGGGAAATCGGGCAGAAGTCGGAAACGCGCATCGGAACATCCGGCGTCTTTCCACGTCCCGTCGGCAGCCAGATAGTCCCAGCGGCGTGATGTCGGCGAGAAATGATGCTCCGTGGCGGTGATGTCGATGACGGCAGGTTCTACGGTAGGTGGTCGAGAGCCTCCGAGATGAAACACCGTGCCGCCGGCCAGGGTGACGGAGCGGGGTTTTAGCTGTTCCTGTGCCTGCTCGTCGAGGTCTTCCCAACGAATCGTCACACCACGCAGTTCGATGGTGTCCCGCGACCATTTGAGGCGTCCGCCCGCGAAATGTCCCGTGCCGTCGGGGTGGATGACGAAGGAGCCGTCACGCGAACTGATGGAGCCGTCCCCGTTCAATATGAGCAACGGGTGCTGGATGGTACCGCCGATACCGCCCTTCGAGAACCAGGCCCCGTAATCCTCCGTGTAGGAGAGCACCTCGTCCGTCGCCTGGTAAGGTGTCGCCGTCCGTCCGGCTTCGAGCTGCGGGGCTGTCAGCAGAAGCGGTATGGCGGTCGCAATGTCCAGGGACATGGCCGGCGCGACGGAATCCCGCACGGGGAAGGCGACCTTATGGCGACGCCATTCACCGTTGCCCGGAACGGGAACCGCCCCGACAAGATGCCCGTCCTGGTATAGCTGAACAGTTCCCGTCTCGTCGGATTTTATCCAGACGGAGAGACAGTAATAGCTGCCGGCATGTGCCTTTCGCCAGTCGGCACTCTGCAGCGTAAGACGGCTGTCCGCCGTAATCCGTACGCACTTTCCGATGCCGACGGGGGTTGCCGTTTCTACAACCGTCGCTCCGTCGAACGCGCAGGCAAGGCTGTCAGGTATGACATTTTTGTGGATCTTGCCTACATAGAAGGTCGAGGCGAACCCGTTTTCATCCCCGGCGGTCAGCGTTCCCGCGATATTGACGTTGCGTGTGGCATAGAGATTCTGGAAATAAGCCCCATATCCGTCCAACACGCCGAATACGGGGTCGATGATACCCGAAACCTTGCCGACACGTGCTTTTGACGCCCCGGTGTAGGAAGCGACCGACGGAAGCCGGACGATATTCAGGTCGGCTACCTCGCACCAGTCGCCGGGCGCCGTCAGATGCCCGACGAGGTCTATTACCAGACTGCGGTTGTACCGTTGGGGGTATTCGACCGTCAGCACCCACAGTTTGTATTCCCACTGGGTCGATACGTCGGTCGTATCCCCTGCGTCCGTCTTCTCACCGGTCGTGTAACCGAAAGACAAAGGTACGGCCGGCAATGCTTTCGACGCGCGGACTTTGAATGATACCAACAACCGTTCGGGGTGTTCGACGGGCTCTTCAAGAGTCTGTTTCAGGCCGGAAGGTGTGCCGTCGGAGGATGCCGCCGTGCGTGTCAGCCTGACGATACGCGACGCCCCGGCGTCCGCCATACGGTAATCCGCAGACAGGCAATTCCCGCAAACGGTATATTTGGATTTGTCGGGGAGGTCGGCCACGCCTCCCGCCATTTCGGGATAGCAGAGCGACCGCTCCCTCGCCATGCCGTCGATGACATCCAGGTAGGGAGCCTCGCTGTCCGAGGCCGTCAGGTAAAGGGCGCCGCTGCGGGAGGTATCGAAGAGGTTGGTGACACGCACGAAATCCAGCAGCTCGCCGTTCTGCGGCTCGTCGCCGTCTAAAAGCGCCCCGATAAAGTATGGAGCCTCCTTGCCGCCGATGGTTTCCGCGCCCGTTTCCAGGACGGCCATCAGGGAGTAGACGGCGCGGCTCCTCTCTGCATATTGACGGCGGATGATGTCCCCCGCCTGCAAGCCCTGTGTCTTGCCCGAATCGGGGTCGATGCGGATTTTATATGTCGAATAACGGAATACGGACATGGCATTATAATTTTTCTACGGTGTCGCCGGAACAACTGTCGCTCACCCAAAAGGAGCCGTTGGTGGCGGAAGTTTTCTTCACCTCGAACTCGTAGGCGCGAAACCGGCGGCGTGCCACCACCTCGTCGAAGGTGGCGGTGACGCTGCCCGTCGTGCGGTTTCTAAGGATAGCCCAGCCGCTACCCGCCAAACCCGAAGAGAAGAGCTCGGAAGAGAGCGAACCCGTAAACAGGCTGTCGCCGTGATGCTTGACACCCCCGGCGACGGCTTGCAGGCGCAACTCCTCGGTAAAGTATAGCACGCCATCCGCCAAACGGGTTGCGGAGCCGTCGATGCCGATATGACCGGCAGCCTCCAGCGGTACACCCGCCACAATAAAGTCGGCATCGGTAGTAAGGGCGAGCGACTCGGACTTGCGGTGCTGCGGTGCGTACCGGCTGGTCGAGGCGCTATACCTTATACGGGTCGTATGCGGAACGAGTGTCCGCATGCCGTCTTCAATGTATGCCACGCTCGCGGTCATGGATAAAGTCTCTTTGTCGCCCCTAACCAGGAATCCGTCGGCGCTGCCCATACGCAACCTCTTGTGGAGAATGATGCCTTCATCCGTGGCGTCTACCCGATAGGTCGAGAGCAGGTCGGCGCCGTAGTCGTGCCTGACGGTCAGCGACCCGGGGAAACAGGCACGACCGTACGGCGAGATGAGCAGGCAGTCGCCGTCGATGTCCGAAAGCCCGGAGAAGAGCCGTATCTTGGGCGTGTCGCCGCTGCCCAGGAGCAAGTCGCCGCCGATGCCGCCTAACCGTATCCGGTTCCCGCTCTCCCGTACCAGGACGTTCCACCCGCCGATGCGGATGCCGAACCCTTCACCGAAAGAGAGGTAACCGCTCAATGCAACGTCTTCGCCGGAAAAGCTCAACAGGGTTTTCCCTTTATCCCCCAACCGTACGCCCTGTAATGCCGACAAGGCCCCGTTCAAAACGACCTCTCCCGCAACGGTGAGATTCCCCAGAACCGAGCCGTCGTGCATCGTCCAGTCTACCGCCGGAAGGTTCGCGTTGCCACGGTGGTACACGTCATGCCCTGCAACCCGCAACAGCGTAGGCGAGATAAAGACACCGCTTTCCCTGTCCCCGAACAGCCATTCGCCGGAAGAGCGGACCTCTCCGGCATGCACGTCGAGATGCGACGCGTCGAGCGTGGCGGTTGCCATATCGGCGTCATAGCGCAGCACTTGCCTGCCTCCTAAATAAAGCCCGCCGCCCCCGAGCTGCAAGCGGCCGACAACGCGTATGCCGTACTCCACACCGGTTACGATACCTTCCGCATCGGTCTGTTCCTCCCGGTAGGTTTCCAGAATACGGGTATTGCCCACACCGGCCGCGAATCCGTAACCGGCATGCAACGTCCCCGTCATGTCACCGCCGGACTTTTTAAGGTAATCCAGCAACAGGCCGCCGTCGGAACCGCTGCCACCGCCGATGGAAACCGCCCCCGCAATGACGGAGGCGAACCCGTAAGCAGTATTTTTCAGACGTATGCTCGTTTCGTCACCCTCCTCGATACCGTAAGGGTTCTCCGCACTTTTGCGTTCCTGGGCATTGAAAAAGGTATGGTACAATTGCATGTAGACCAGATAGCAAAGGCTCGACCGGTCCAACTGCTCGATGTCGGGATGAAGGTGTACGCTCATTTGGTGTAACTGGTCTTGGAAAGGAATTTCTGGATACGTGAGGTCAGGGGCAGGAAGTTGGGAAAGTTCAGAGGTTGCATGGTCCCCATCAGCGTCGGCGTCATGATTTTCGAGCACTCCGTCAGAAAGTCCAGCATGAGCTGCGCCAGTTCGTTACCCAATACCAGCGGCTCTGTCGCCTGTTCGTCTCCGAGTGTCACCTTGTTGTCCGCAACGGCGATGGTCGTGGAGTTCACTTTTTGCACCACCTTGTCCGTAGTTTGCATGACCTCGGATTTATCTACAGTATGGGTGATACGTTCCGCCTCTTGCATGACCGACGACTCTTTGCCGCCGTCGTTTTTCACCCTCGCCGTGATTCCCTTGGCGGAATAGGTCGTGTGCGCCTCGTTTCCCGTCGGTTCCAACTCGTCGTAGTCCGGCGAGGAATCGGAGTCCGCATCCAGTGCCTCTGTTTCGGTAACACCGATAGTCGTTTCTTTGTGTGCATTCATCCGAATAATATCTACATGAGAGAAGTTCACCACGTAGGCATAGCGTGTGGCGGCATCCATGAAGATAGTGACGTCGGAGAACAGCGTGGGAACGAGCAGGAAGCCGTTCCCGTTTTCGGTGGCGGCCGTGAGCAGTACGCCCTTGTGGATGACAGGTTCCGCCGAGGCGGTCTCGTCGGGATATTCGCCCACGTCAACGGTGCCGCCGTATTCCGCGAACTCCTCGTCCGAAGGGTCGTCGTGAATCTTGGCCACATAGCCGTGGACCATGCGGGCCGTGCCCACACCCGACATTCCGCCCGGAGCCATACTGATACGCTCCATACTGCGTCCCAAAGCAATCTTGCGGATAGCTTCGCAGATAAGGTAGCGACTGTTGTCGGTTGTATGGTTGGATATTTCAGACATGATGTTTTTTTAAGAGTAGCTGATGGTTTGAGGCCTGGTTTATTTTGATTTTCATTCGTCTATATGGCGAGAATATTATAATTTTGCAGTCGCTTATGAAATTAAGACATGAAAACAGAGTCAGAAGATTATATAAAGGAAACGGACAATGACATCCATACCTGTCATTGCCATGAGGAGGAATGTTGTTGTCAAGAAGAAAGTGAGAAATGCGGATGCTATTGCCGGCAGCATGAAATTCCCTGCCCGAAGCTGCCCTGTCTCGAAATGGACCCCGATAATTTCAACGACTGGGACTGAATATGGCAAATAACAAAAATTTTTTATTATCGCGCATGATAGTGCTCGTATGTGTACTCATTACCACACTGGCAGTATTTTTTATAGGGTTTCAACTTGAGACAACTCCATCGGAAGACAGCCAGATGGACAGATGGGTCGGAATTGCCACAGTATGTACCGCGATAGCCTCCATTGTCGTTGGTTTGATAACCATTTGGATCATGTTCGATCAGCAGAAAATGCAGGACCAGCTCCTGGAATACCAAAAAATGGAGCATCAACCCAACTTTATAATTAAAAATGTGGAATATCCGGGACATGACGAGGAGGGGAAAGATTCATCATACGAAGAACTGGAAATTTACAACTATGGCACACGCTCATTTCTGATTAAGAACATTATAGTAAAAACATTTTTGGTCTGGACGTACAATCATCCAAACCAGCATTTTGTTGATAACATCCATCTCTTTGATTATTGGGGTAATGCGCAACGTATATCCGACAATGATTTGATTTTCAAGACAAAGAATTCTAAAACGAGAAGAAATTTGGCCAAGTATGGCAGCTTATTAGCCTATTCATATAGTCTGCCGGATGCTCATGATATTCCCAAAATAGATTTCGAAAAAAATACAATGGTGATGATTGAGTATATAGACCTGTATAATGAGCCCCGTGTCAAATATTTCCAGAACGGCTATCCGGTGGACAAGGATACCTATGAAAAGTATACTGCCTGTCAATTGGGACATTATGCCTCAATAGAAGATTTCGACTTATGGAAATACAAGTCAAAACACCATCCGTCAGAAAAACAGAAAGCTGCAGAAAATCCCCAATCGGATATATCATAACGTCCTTTATAACTATTTCTTTATTTTATACGGAATACTCAACTGTTGTCTGTATCCTCCGACCCCGAATGTGGTCGTCACCTCCTCGACGAGATAGACGCCGTTCTTCGACGGATTGCGATTGTCGATAAGTTCCACCTGCACGGCGGGCTGCAGCCCGAAATCCCCGAAGAGGGTGATACTGCCCGTGATGCCGTTCAGGTTGTAATTCCGGAAATACTCCGTCGTCTCCTCCACAAGTTGGTCGGAGGTGATGCCGATGTGCGGCGACATGTACGGCACGATGGTATACGTCGATAAGTCCACCTTCGTCTTCGTCGCAGCCCCCGTCGCTGTCGTGTTGCCCGTGACCTTGTGCGTCTTCTTGGAGATTTGCGTGGCGTTCACCGTCTGGTACTGCTTGCTGCCGGCAACAGTCGGGTCGTACTCGGGATTCAGACGGATGGTCACTTCGAAAAATTTCTCGTCCGTACCGAGTGCCTTTCCCGTGACGGCAAGGAATTTCGGGTCGGTCTTGACAATCTTCAGATTGCTCTGCGCGACGTGCTCGTTGAATTGAATCCTATAAGGTCCCATCGATTCGTCCTCGGGAAAGACCGGTTGCGCCTTGCTCGATGAATAGGGCCGGCCGATGGCAACCGCCGGCATCGCGCTCCCGTCTTCAGCGTCATATTTCAGGAAACAATAGACCTTGTATTTCGACCACTCGGAGAGGATGTCGGCCACCGTAAAGTTGTCCGTCACCTTGACCTTGCCGATATGGATCTCGCATTTCTTCGTGTCGGAGTGAATTTTGAAGCCCGTATCTTTCAGGATATTGTATTTGCCTTCCAGTACGTCGTTCACGGTCGTCCCCTTGACCGGTGTCTCGAAATGCGGGGCCTGCTTGAGTTTGAGTTTGTAAGCCATGTTCTCGCATTGTATTTGCATCATACTGTCCGAATTGTAGCCGGTGATGTAGCCGTCGAACATGTTCTTCAATATCCCGTTGTATCCCAGTTTGATGTTGATGCGCTGGCCGACTTTGAAGGTCGTCTCGTCGACTAACCGTTGTGTACTCCGTTTCTCGATGATGACCCCGTCCTGCATGACCTCCGTCGTCAGGCGCGAGGCGTCCTTGCCTTCCAGCGTTACGCTACCGATAATGGTCGAGCGGCAGACCGTTCCCTTGGGGAAGGTCACCTTTGCCGTCCCGATGAGTTTCTTGTAGCTCTCGTTGATCTCCAGCGTGTGGACCTCCGTAATTTCCACGCTGTCCGTAATCTTCATGGGATTCGACGGGTCGGCGTCGCCGATGGTAATCCTACAACAAAGCACGTCCATCATAGCCATGTGAATTTTAGGAGCGATGCAGGGTCGATGACCTCGGTCCCGAACTTCACCCATTTGATCCATTTGTTGGTATGCTTGATGGCCGTATCGACGACTTCGGCATCGGCGAGTTTCAGCTCCACGGCCTCCGAAGGCTCCACGGCGACGCACGTGAGCGAATAAGGCTGCACGTTGCGGCAATCCGTGGGCTGGAACGTGTAGCCCTGAATGATGAGCTGACGGATATTGAACTGCCGCAAAATGGTATTGTCGCAATCGACGACACCTTTGAACTGTACCAGCTTGATGAATTTCGACACCTCGGCTTCGGGATACACGTCAGGATATTTGGAAGTAATCTTACCGTTTATCGTAATCTCCAAATCGCCGCCCGAGATGAATTCCTTACGGGTATAATCCCTGCCTTGCACCTGCGTGAGCAGAATGTTGTTGCGGCTCGACACCTGTACCTGCGGTCCCAAATCGACGAACGTCACAAGACCGTATTTGCTGTTGGACTCCGCCTTGCACTCCTTGTTGTCGTAGTATTTGCCCTCTTTGGGAATGGAGAGCTCCAGATAGTCCGCGACAGTGCGGCCGACGATGGTATCGGTATAATTTTTCTTTTGGGCCACAGCCTGCTGCTCGCTGATAAGCTGGTAGTATTGTCCTGTCTTGTTGGCGAGGCTGGACTGCGACTGTGTCTCGAGGTATTTGTCCCTGACACGCTGCTCCCAATATTTCAGGTAGCGGGGATAGGAGCGTAACATACCGTAAGCCGTCTGCGAGGCGATCTGCACGACCGCGCGTTTGAGCAGGTCGTGGTGTTTGGAGAAATAATGGACTTGCCCGTCCTGCAGTTCGGCCAGCCCCATACCCAATGCCAGACGTGTGGCGTTGCTGATGTATCCACCGAGCGAGCCGTGGTTGAGTATACCGCCGCTCAGCAGGGTCGATGCCGCTATTTTCAGTAATCGTGACATAGGTGTTATGCGTTCCAGGAGGCGTCGAAGTCATGTACGACATCGATCAGCGCCTCGGCGAGTTGTTGTTTCAAGTTCTGTATCTCTTCGCTCTGTCCCTCTTTGGATTTCATCAGGTCGATGGTCTTCACGCTCAGCAGGCTGTCGATGTTGACGATGACCTGCTTGGGAGCCGCCGATGAGAGCTTGCCCGTGCCGGAGTAGTTGCCGCCCGCACCGCCGTCGTCTAAATGCGAGTTGGTTATCGGGTTGGTGGCGAACGGACGGGCATCGTTGGAATCCGGCTCGTTGCTGTACTGGTCGGGGGTGAATCCGGCCATGCGCATGATGTTCTCCGCCGCCTCGGCAGAGCCGCCGAAGGTACGTCGCAACGAGGCGAAGAATTTCACGAGGGCGTTATGTGCCAGCTTACGGTCCGCGATATTGTCTATCCGTTGTGTATCGGTGGCGTCTTTCCCCAGGACACGCTGTACCCACCGCCCGTCCTTGTCCTGCGAGAAGCCCCAATTGGCAAGTTGCGCGAAGTCGAAGCCGCCCCTGCGCATCAGCTCCTGTGCATTGGCGGGGCTGGAGATGGCGTCACGATAAAGCGTCGCCGCACGGATGATTTCCGGAACGGTGGTCTCGTTCATGTACCGGGCGTAGTCGTACGTCTGTGCGGCGACCGCCTCCGGCTTGTCACCGATGTCCCGGTTGTAGACGATTTCCCCGTTCACCACGCGCCACAGGCTCTTGTCTAGGTCCGTATCCTGCTGCCCGAACTTCTCCCGGACCGTTTTCAGGAAGGCGTTCACCTCCAACACGTTTCCTAACTTTCCGAACTCGGCGTAGGCGGCATTGATACGGGTCTGGCTGTCGCGTTGGGCCAACGTGACAAGGGCTTCCCGGATATCATCCTGGCGGGCATCGTCCATATTGTACACGTTGTCACGCGAGACCATGCCTTCAGACGCGCCTATGGCGAATTCCCCGAGCCAGCCGCTCCACCAGTTGCGCGTGAAGGCCCCGATCTTATGTCCGGACGCCTGCTCGATGGTCTTGCCGGCAACGACCTCGTCCACCGCCCGCTTGGTTTTCAGGGCCATGCTGTAGGTCTCGCCGAGCGAGGTATAGAGCGCCTCGATGGAGGGATAGCGATATTTGCGGTTCTGCCCGATCTCTTCAAGCACGGCATCCTTCGCTTCCTTGACCTTCCAAGTTTTGTATGCCACCCATCCCAATGCCCCGACTAAGGCGGTGATACCTGCCGTGGCGGCTACGGCTCCCGTGCCTATGGCACTGAGCGATGCGGCGGCCCCCGTCAGACCGGTTCCGGTAGCTACTTGAGTAGCAAAAAGAGATTGCAGGATGTTTTTTGCGCCGATAGTGCCGCCGCCGGCTAACAATGCCTGTGCCATGGCCCCGCGACCCGCAACACCAGCAGCCTGCATGGTCGAGACGATGGCTCGCCTCTGGGCGAAGGAAAGTCGGCCTGCACCGCCCATGCCCACAAGATTGCGGACGGCATCGATTGTTCCCGCAGCGGCGGACTGCTTGCCGATGAAACCGACAGCGATGCCGATGTTGGTCAGGGCGCCGGCAATCTTGAACAGCTTGGCGGCGACCACCCCGGTGAACAGCATGGGCTCTATCCAATGGAAGTTGCGCGTGACCCACGCGCCGATATTGCCGATAACCGTGAAGACATCGAGCAGGGCGTTGCCGATGGCGACCAGTCCCCGCGTGAATTCCGGAGCCTTGAACTTCGCAAGCAGGGAACGCAGCACGCCCCGAATGGAAGGTTCAAGCACCTGGTACGCCTGCATGAACCCTTCGGTAAGCTGCGAGGTGACCTGTGCCCACAGGCCTTTGGTGGTGTTCTGTTTTACGAGTGCCAGTTCCGAGGAGATGCCCTGCGATCCCCGGTTGTGGGTCGTCAGGGAGCGCAACTGTTCGTAGTTGCGCACCAGCATCATGGCGGCATTACCGCCGATCTTGCCGAATATGGCCTGCATGTCGGCCATCGACGCGCCTTTCTTGTTCAGTTCCTCGAAGATGTCGGCGATAGGGCGCAGCCTCTCGACCATGACGCCCTCGACGTCACGCATCTCGGTGAATTTTACGCCTAAACGGTCGAGTACTTTCCGGGATTCCTTGGTCGGCTTGGCGAAGCGTGTAGCCATGGCACGGAGTGACGTACCGGCCAGCGTGCCTTTCAGACCCATGTTACCCAACAGGCCGATGGCGGCGGTCGATTCCGTGAAGTCCACGCCCGCCATGCGCAGGTAACCGGCTGCCATCTTGTAGGATTCGGCCACTTCGACGATATTGACGTTCGAGCGCGAGATGGTGGAGGCGATGATGTCCGCCACGCTGTCCATGCTGTCGTTATTGATGTCGTACCCCGCCATGATATTGGTCGCCAGGTCGGCAATGTACGACACGTCGTTGTCGCCGATGAGCGCGAGGTTCGTGATCGGACGGATGGACTTGTGTATGGTCTCGATATTCATACCCGCCATCGAGAGGTACTTCACCGCCCCGGCAATCTCCACGGCGGTGAACTTCGTGTCGATTCCGATTTTGCGGATATGCCGTGCCATCTCGTCGAAACGCTTCTCGAAGGTCTTCAGATCGGCATCCGCCACCCGCAAAATGGAGTGTGCCGACTCCATGATGTTGGAGTAGTCGATGGCTTTCGTCAGCTCCGAGCGCACGAGACTGTAACCCATGTAGGCGTTGAGCATCGAGGCGAAGGGCAAATCTCTGAATGACGGCGCTTTCGAATACTGGATGCGGTTGATGGCTGCGCGGCGCTTGCTGCGGTAGAGCGTTCCGGCGGCTGTGTGTTCTCGTTGCATCAGCCGCACGGACTGCATGGCGGTACGTTGCTCACGCTGCCGGGCGGCTTTCTCCGCCCGTTGCTGCTCGGCGATTTCCGCCTTGTGGCGCCTCTCCTCCGCCCGCCGCGCCGATGCGGCCTCTTTGCGCCGGGCAGCTTCCGCCTGACGTTGCAGACGCTCCGCTTCGCGGGCGGCATTGCGACGCCTCCAGTCTGCGTCCTGCTCCGCCTTGCGACGGCTGTTCCGGGCCTGTTGTGCCTCGTACCGCTCCGCCTCCTGCGCCATGCGCTGCCGGTGCATCTGCTGGCCGGTATAGAGCTTCTCCATCAGTTTTTGCCGCGATTTTTCGGGCATGACGAAAGGCTGCGGAGCAAACGGCACGGGAACATCCGGCATATACGGGAACGGTGTGGAGGCACTCGTAACGGGAAGCCCGTCACGGATATTTAGGGTGAATGTGGAGGCACTTTTGAGTTGCTTGAGCAGGGAAAGAACCGTTTGCAGCCGCCGCTCGGCCACGTCGGTCTTGAGATTGAGCTCACGACCTTGCGAAACGGAAACCAATGCCGAGTTGATTTTGCCGATGGCCTTGGTAATGCGTTTCTGGGCATCGGCCATCGTCGTGACGGACGAGGCGGCGTTCTTCTCGATGTCCGCCTTCCGCATCTCGGCGGCTTTTTTCTCATATAGGCTTTTGGTGGCAGACTTGACCTTTTTCGTGTCGAGTACCTGACCGGCATTGATGGTCAGGCTGATGCCTTTGGATAACGTCGAGATGTCACTTAGAAGAGCCTTGACACGCTCCAGTTTTTGTTCGCTGTTTTTCGTGTCGATGGTCAGGCGGTAGTCGAAACTGCGCTTTTTACCGTTCTTGGTGCGGAACACGCGGTCTACCTCCTCCATCATGTTTTTGATGTTGTTGACAGCCGGCGTCAGCGAGGCTTTGGCCTGTACCAGCTTGCCCACAGCCTCGCCGAAGGCCATGACCTGCTTGGTCCCCTGCGAGGCATCGACGTTGATGTTGTAATTGACTTGATAGTTTTGTTCCTGAGCCATAGTCTGATGGTATTCCGCAGTAAAAGATTAGTGTTTCCTTATGACCGGAGGTTAAAGACGACCGCCGTAAGTCGCGGGGGCTTACGGCGGTTGTCGGGAAGTTTTTTCGGGCAGGGTGACCGGTATCGGCATACGGCTGGCGAGCATCTGCTCATGCAGCCACAGCGCATCCTCGGACAGCATCGCGAACTCCTCGTCCGTAACGGTGTCGAGATTCACGCCGGGGAAGTAGTGGCGTATGTAGATCGTCCGCTGGCGGATGCGCTGCTCGTCCGTAATGCGCCACCGGTCAATCAGTTTACCAGTACGCTCTGGCGCGTGGTGATCAGCTCGGAGAGCTGGCCCATCAGACCGAAGAGGAACAGCGAGTCGTTATCCACGAGTTCACGGTCCCCGTCGAGGAAGCAGTCGCGGGCAAGCGTGCGCATGGCCATGACCTCGTCTTTCTTCGAGGCGGCCATGAACTTCGAGAACTGCGGGAATGTCGGCTCGCCCATGTAGGCGACGTATACCTCCTTTTCTCCGCAGTCCGTATCGCCGAAGACTGCCATCGGGTAGACTTTGCGCAATTTCTTCTCCTCCTTCAATTTGAGAGCCTTCTCCTTGATTTCAGACTCTTGTTTCAATGTAAGCATCTTTTCATCCATATCGATAGGTTTTTGATTCACTTAAAGTGTAGGTGGATTCTTCCGGGACGGGTTACAGGTTGGGGGATTTTATCAAGAGATTTCAAGAGTCATGGACAGGTGTGTTACATCTGCCATTATTACCCAAGCATTGCATTGTCTCGGCCCTTTTTGTAAAAGGCAAATAAGGGGTATGTCAGGGAGCGGAAAATTATATATAGGGCAAAGGAGTATAAAGTCTTATATTTGACTTTGTTATTGACGTTGTAATATATATGATAGAAAATAAATAGATGATTAAATAATTGTAATATCATGTTTTATCACTATATTTGCACAGTTTTCACAGCGAATGAAATTTGAGCAAGCAGTATGAAAAAACAAATGAATATAATAGCCGCGGGAGAAAAGCTGGAACTTCGCAAGATGGAAAAAGCGGAATTGAGAGGCGTGTATGCCGATGCTCTGGTCAGTTTTGAGTTCTACCTTACGACCTTCCAAGGCCATTCCTTTATTTTGCTGACACATAAAAAAGGCAAACGGTATACTCCCATGCAATATGGAAATACAGCACGTAGGCTGGCCACCATCCTGAACGGGCCGGTCGTATTCCTTTTTGACGACCTGGTCAATTATGAGCGGGACCGGATGATAAAGCAGGGCGCTTATTTTATCGTATCGGACAAATACGCATTCCTGCCGTTTATGATTATCAATGCCCGAACGGCGGAGGGCAATACAAAAAACTCCCTGTCCGCGGTCGCACAATACCTGCTGCTGTACCACCTTCAAATGAAAAGCATTGAAGGGTTGACATTCAGAGAGCTGGAAAATATCGTCCCTTTCAAATATATTACGTTGACACGGGCTGTCAAATTGCTCGGACAGTTTAACCTGTGTGAGACTCTCCGGAATCAGGACAATGCCTTGACTGTACATTTTTCATCGGAAGGAAAAGAATTATGGCGGAACGCTCTGCCGTTTCTGAGGAATCCGATAAAAAAGACCTTTTACTGTGATGCCGTAAGCTGCGTGGATAATATGTATACCTGTAGCTATAACGCATTATCGCGCTATTCAAACCTGAATCCTGACGAGAAACGGATGTACGCGCTCGACGCCTCCATGTTCAAGGATATGGAAAAGACCGGTACATTTATCGGAGCCAATGACATAGACGGAGATGTGATGATCGAACTTTGGGATTATCCTCCCGTAACGGCAGGCAACACGGTGGATAAACTGTCCTTATATCTGACATTGAGGAAAGATAATGACTCGCGCGTTGAAAATGAACTTGAAATAATGGTTAAAAACTTATGGTAACAGGTATCGATAAATTCAAAGAGGCATTTGCACAATATGCCGACAATTACGTTATCATCGGGGGAACGGCTTGTGATATTGTCCTTCAGGGAACAGACATGCGCCCCCGCGCAACCAGTGACATAGACATGATTATCATTGTCGAAAGGATGACGCCCGAATTTGCCGCCGCGTTTTGGACGTTTGTCCGTGAAGGCGGATATCATCCGGCAAAACGCAGCCGGGAAAATTCCGATGAATCGGTATATACCTTGTACCGTTTTGACAATCCCGATGACGGGTATCCCGTTCAAATAGAGTTGCTGTCCAGACATCCGGACATCTTGGGTGAACCTTCCGGATTTGTCATCGAACCTATACCCGTGGGGGACGAGTTGTCCAGTTTGTCAGCCATTATCATGGACGATGACTATTATCATTTTACGATCCGGAACAGTTTCGTGGATGGCGGATTGAGGATTGCCCATCCGGTTGCGCTGATGGCATTGAAGGCACGCGCATATCTGAACCTCATGGCAGAAAAAGAGGAAGGAAAGCACGTCAATACCAAACATATCAAGAAGCATCGCTCGGATGTATTGAAACTGATTGCCACAACCTCCGTTCCCGAACCAGTGAAAGTAACGGAGTCCATATATGAATGTATCAGGGAATTTTCTGAAGGCATAAGGAAAACGCTTCCCAGCCAGTCCCTGGAAGCGGCGCTTAACCGCACATCGGATGACATAGAAGTTTTCCTTGAACTGTTGGATGCCGCATTTATTATAGAAGAATGAGATGAAGATACAATACGCCAGCGACCTGCATCTGGAATTTGCAGATAACAGCAGATTCCTAAAAGAATATCCGCTGGAAGCGGTGGGTGATATTCTTGTGTTGGCCGGAGACATCGGATATATCGGAGATAACAATTATTCGAAACACCCTTTTTGGGACTGGGCATCCGAAAACTATAGGCAGGTCATTGTCATTCCCGGCAACCATGAGTTCTACAAGCTTTTCGATATTGACAAACTGTATAATGGCTGGAAAATCGAAATCAGGCATAATGTAACTTGTATATACAATGCTGTAATCCCATTGGCAAAAGACATAGACCTCATAGCGACCACGCTATGGTCGGCCATTAAGCTTCAGGATGCCTTTCGCACGGAGAATGCCATCAGTGATTTCAAAAGGATACGTTACGGCAGTGAGCCGCTTGACTGGAATCGCTTTAACGATGAGCATCTCCGCTGCGCCAAATTTCTGAAAGAGAGCGTCTGCCGGAGCAAAGCGGAACATATCCTTGTCGCCACCCACCATGTGCCCTCCTTCGAATTGCTTTCCGACGAGTTTAAGGGCAGTCCGCTGAATGGTGCCTTTGTCGTCGAGATGGAAGATTTTATCGCTCAAAGCCCGGTCGAGTATTGGATATATGGACACTCGCACCGAAACGTAGACAAGACTATCGGGAACACGAAATGCGTGAGCAATCAGTTAGGCTATGTGTTTGCCAACGAGCATCACACCTTTGACAGGGCCAGATATATAGAATTATAATTTTACCAGCTTCCCCTCTATACCGCATCGCTCCAACGTTGCGGTATTTTCTTTGTCGAAGGCGATCAGGCAGGACGGGGCGCCGGCCGTGCCTCCCGGCTCGCCCGTAACGTGACAGAAACTCAGCCGTCCCTTGATAAACAGTATGGAATCCGCATTCGGAAACACCAGCTCGTGGAACAGCCTCGTGTCCGTCCGGGCGAAAGTCAGCGCTATGGCGTTGCGGTGTTCTACACAACGACGGATGAAACGCGCTATGAGTACCGTATCGTACGGCGGGTTACAGAACACGCGCCCGAACCACGGTTGCTTGAGCCCGTCATCCTCGATGGTATAATGACGCACCGCTGTATTCCACGGACGGGACACGGGAGCGCAGGGGTCCAAATCGAACGCCCCCAGCCGCCTCAGGATATGTGGCGGCGTGAGCCATTCGTTTTTTCCTGTCGAGGACTTGCCTTCAAAGGTTACATCCATACGGCCTAAATAGTATCCCCTGAACCGATTTGGATGTCGAACGGGTTCAGATCGAATTCGTGGGTGATGTTGGTATCGTCCTGCTGCGATTCGAGGCAGTCCTCGGTGAAGATGCACCCCTTGAGCGTCACGGTGGTGGTCGTCCAGTCGTCCGACGCCATGGGGTTGGCGAAGGAGATGATCAGGTCGAATTCCCCGATTTCGAGCAGCGAGCCGTATACCGAGCGCAACAACTGTTGTGTGGCATAGTCCATCGTTATGGAAGCCGTGTAGGTGATGTTTCCGAAACCTCTGGAAACGGGTTTGCCTCCCATCCCGTAGTTGCTTTCCACCTTGCGCTTCTTCGACCACTTGATGGCGGACACGCCCTCGAGCGTGGTGGAACCCTCGTCGATGCCCAGTGCCGTCGAGGCAAGGGTAATCATCGACCAGCTATATGCGACATTGTTTATAATTGCCATATTTTCGATTATTTAGCGGTTAATGAAAGCCCCTCCTCGACATAAATCTTTACGGCAACGCCGACCGGCACGATGACGTATGAAATCCGTAACGTGTCGTCTACCAGTACATTTTGGCCGGGGTCGATAGTCACTGCGTAACCTGAAATTTCCTGCGCGGCCTGCATCTTGGCGAGGATGTCGCCGACCAGCGTCTTGAAGGCCGTGATTTTCGACGGCGCGAGGAATCCGGTCGAGGGATTGACCATCAGCGGCGAATTCACATAGGGCAGCAAGGCGGCACGCACGGCGCGGCGGCTCTTGTTGATGGTACGGTTGCGGGCGATGGTGCGGTAGTCTCCCGTGGAACAGGTCTGGTCTTTCGAAATGTAGATACCATTCTCGCGTCCGGCATACTTGATGGGAAAGATGTATCCCTTGTCGTCGAGTTCGTCCAGCAGGGAGGGCGACAACGATTCGTAACGGTTCAGGCTCAGGAAATTCTCCTCCGCCTCGTCGAGGTTGATGTCGCCGAATCCCAGCTCGATTTCCTGAAAATGGTCCGTGAAGAGGTTGAACTGCTTGACCCATGCAATCGACTCGTGTACGCTTGCCCTGGCGAGAGCGCCCATCACGGCCCCGAGGAATCCCACGGGCGTGTGGTTCGCATTGCGCATCTGCATGAGCGTGACGGTCTCGTGATGCGCCTGCCCGAAGATGCAACTGATGCGGCTTGCTTCGCAAATACACGAAGGCACACGGTTTAGGTCGACCTGACGTCCCTCGGTGGTATCGCTTCCCGTATTCGAGGGGTTGGCCGAGAGGACGAGCGACAGGGGCTGGTTCTGCCCCGCCAGACTTACGGCGATGTCATTCAACCCTTTTACGAGATTCAGGCTGTACTTTTCCGCCGCACCGTTCGCTTTCCAGAGCGGCTGCTCGGTCCAGATGCCCATCTGGTTGATCATGCCTCCCGCGGCCCGCTGCATCACCTCGATGGCATTCCACGAGACGGAACAGTCGGCGAACATCACGTATAGCTTGCCCGTACCGTTCACGCTGCCCGACATGCGGAAAAACTCACGGATGTGATAGGCCGGTATGCCGTGCAGGAAGTTGACGTTAGTCTCTTCTTCCTCGGTGGCCGTGACACGCTCGAGGATACCGAAGTCGCTGACAGCGGACTTGAGGGAGGTGATGCAGATGACGTCGCCCAAACGGAGCTTCGGCTCGTTTGTCTTGCCGTACCCTTCGGTAAAGAGCGTCGGCTGCAACGACACGTCGAACAGAAGTCCCGTTACCTTTTCGTTGGATGACCCCGTGTCATACGGGATGTTGCCGTCCACGTCCTTGATGAATACATTGCCGAGTGCCATAGGTTATGATCTGTTTTTGGATTCGTTATAAAAAGGATTCCGGTACAGCACCGCCTTGCCGCGGATGGCGGCGGCCGTGTCCGGTGTGAAAGTTCCGCCGTGAACGTCGATGTACAGCGAAGGATAGGCGGGGAACTTTTTCAGCAGTTCGAGGACATGGGGTGCAGGTGTCTGCGCTCCCGGATGATTCTCTTCCGCCGGCTTCTCCGGCTTTGCCGCGGTTTCCGGTTCGGTACGGGTCTGCGCGGGTGCGGGATGTTCGGCAACCGTTTCAGCCGGCGCGCCGGTCGTACCGACAGCTTCTTGCCGTAAGGTGTCATCCGTTACGGTTTGAGGTGTTTCCTCCGTATTGATTTTCTTTGCCATGATTGTCGGGTAAAATTTGGGGAGCGGGGTTTCGACTCCGCTCCCCGGGTGAGACATTCAAATCAGATGAAAGGTGGAATATCTTTATTCGGTTTTCTTGTAGGCGGTATGCACGACGATCTCGCCCGGACGGACGATGTTCACGTCCATCTTCATTCTCATCTGGAAGAAGAAGAGCTCGGAGTTGGCCTGCAGACGGTCAACCTTCAGCACCTCGGTATCGTTGGCGTAGTCCACACCCATCCAGAGGTTCGAGTCCATACCCGTGGAGAACTCGCCCAGCACGATGGTATGCTCGGGGATGCCGACGATAGGGATAATCTTCTTGCCCTTGAAACGGTATCGGTTCACCTCGGTGTTCTCCGAGTATTTGACCTGCTTGTCCGAGATGTACTGGTCGTAGGCGTCCCACGCGTCCCAACCGATGATGAACGAGAGCGACGCTTTCTTGCGGATCTGCTTCGGGCACTTTTTCCACATGGCGTATAGAGCAGCTTCAACGGCGGCTCCGTCCGTGAGTTCCGTGTTACCGGAGACGACGCACTGTCCGCCCGCGATGGTCTCGGCATCGGTGGCGCTCACATTGTCTATGATACGCTTAATGACACCATCAAAATACTTCTCCTTGCCCGCGCCGATTTTCACGCCGCCCGAGGGTGCCGTGATTTTCGCGGATGCCTCGCCGCCCTTTGCCGCCGTCCAGATGGCATTGCCGATGTACTCGTTTTTCTTGTCCATCAACAGGCGCAGCATCGTGGCCTGGATCTTCGGGTCGAGCTCGCGGAAAACAAGATTGCCGTCCGGCTGTGCGAACTTCCAATACTTCTCGTAGTCCCGCGGATTGAACTCGAGATAAACCATAAAGTCCTGCGGTTCGAGGTAACGCTCCGTAAGCGTATACTCGTTCTCGCCGTTCGCCCCTTTTGCGCCGTGCGTCGAGGTTGGCGTGGGGACATTATCCTGAATAATGTCGCCGAGCTTGATGGCGGGTAACGTGTATTTGTGCTGGATGCCGCTCTTAATATGTACCAGCCCCTCGCGGAAGGTGTCGTTGCCCTGCGCCGTATAGGTCAGGAGGTCTTCCAGCACCTCGCCGGAGTAGCCGTTCTGAAGAAAGTTTACAGTATCTGCCATTTGTCGAATGAGTTTACTTGGTTACGAATGAATCTCAGCCGACGGGCGGATACCTTTCCGCACGAGACCCGGAGTCTCCGGCATGTCAGTTTACAAAGTCGGGGTATTTCCCGGGAGACAGCCTATTTGAGCTTGCGGAACTCGAAGTTCCGTCCCACGACCTCCGTGACTTTCTCGGCCATCAGTTGCTCGGCGGTCTTGGCCGCCTCGGTTGCCGCCTGGACGTTCCCGGGGTCTTTGGCAATCTCCGCCGAGATTTTCTCGCGCGCGGGAATCGATGCCAGCGTGCTTTCCGCCAAGGTGATGTTGGCAGTCGCCATCTCGACCCACTGGGCTTTTGATTCCCGGTCGATCTTGCCCTCGGTGATGGCGTTCTCGACGAGCGTCTCGATGCGGGACGTCTGCTCCTCCCGCTCTTTCTTCTGGTAGGCGGAGAGTTGCGCTGTGGCCGCCGAGAGATCCTTCTGGAGGTTCTGTATCGTGGCTTCCTTACCGGCGATGACCGTCTGGGCATCACTGAGCGATTTTTCCAGCTCCTTGTACTTGGGTTCCAGCGCCGCCAGCTCCGAGATGCGGGCCATGACGTCCTTGACCTCCTTATCTTTCATGCCGAGCGAGGCGGCAATCGCGCCATACTCGAAACCTTGTGTCTTGTTTTCGTTTGCCATATCGTTTTCCGTTTGATTAAGAGTAGCCCCTCCCGCGTCAAAAAGTTGATTCCCGGCCGAGACCCTGTTCATCAGTTCCTGTATGGAGGCCGTATCGGTCATGCCGGCCACCTGGTCATGTACCCGCTCGCACAACTGTTTCGACGTGCGGATGATGTTCCCGGCCGGAATGATGCCCGCCTTGACGGCGGCCTGGGCATCGAAGTAAGTGCCGTCCTTGCCCGCATCGCCGTCCATGATAGCGCGGACGTGTTCCGCTTTCAACCCGAAACGCTTGCGGTAAATGGTCTCTATCTGCCGGGTGAAAGCCTGCACCATATCGGACACGCCGCTATCCGGATCCTCACCGGGCAACATGGGGTTGTGAATCATCAGTATGGCGTAGTCGCGCATCAGGGAGCGCCGCCCGGCCGCCCAGATAATCGAGGCCATCGACGCCGCGACACCCTCGATGACGCACTCCGTATCGACATTCGAGTTGGCGATGGTCGAATAGGTGGACATGCCGTAAAGTACGCTGCCGCCCTCGGAGTTGATCAGTACGCGGATACACGATGGACGGATGACGTTTTCCAGAAAATCGAATTCGTCGTTGAAACGGGTGGTGGTCTCCTCCGTCACGCGACCGAAGAAACGGATGGTGGCCGCCTCGTTCTCCCGCACCTCCCCGACAACATATTGAAGTGAGTTTATGTCCATGTCGAACAGTTCTTTGGATAAGAGTAGCCGAAGAAGACGCAAAAGGTTGTAAACGACAGACGGGAAGCATTTGCCTCCCGTCCCGCCTCTGTCCTTTATTCAAACAGCCCCAGAATGAAATCCCGTCCTTTGGGCGTCCAGACCGTGAAGGTGCAGTAGAGCGGTTCGCCCGAGGCGTCGAATCCGTTCTGGAATGTGCGCTTGAGAGTATATCCCTTGCCGTCGTATTCTGGCATCGGAACCCAGATATGTCCGCGACGGCGCTGGATACCTTTCTCGTACAACACGCGATTGAGTTCCGCACCCGTCATGCCGAGCTCCGCAGCGATTTGCGAGATACGATAGATGCGTTTGTCCTCCGGCTTACGACTGCGGTGTACGTTGTCGTAAAACTCGACTTTGTGAGTCTGTCCCTCCAATGTGTCGAGCAACCGGTCGTTTTCTTCCCGCAGGACAAGCCCCTCCGCATAGCCGTCACGCAAGCGGTCGAGCACCTCCAGCACGAATCGGGGGTCGGAGGCCGACGGCATGACGCCTTGCAGAAGTTCCTTGATGCGGTCGTTGCACCAGATGGCGAAAAGCGGCGAGAGCCAGCGGGCAAACTCCAGGGCCACGTCCTCGTGGAAGAATGTACCCTGAATGCCGTTACCGCCGCGCACGACCCGTACAAGTCGCGTTCGGGGGATTCCCCGAACGGCTGACAATGAGGCGATAAAATCCCCCGTCTGTTTTAACCGCGTCCAGTCGCTCGGCTGCTTGCGGAACGGTCTGGCCATCTGTGAGGCGTTGACCATCACCTGCCGGTCTCCGATTTCAAAGGTTACCGGCTGGTCGTTGTAATGGAATGTTTGCCATGTCGTTTTCATCCTTTCCTGTCTTTGAATGTCTTTATTCAAGCGTAGGGAGCAGTTCATGAAAAGGGTTGCGGCCGGACAGACTTTCTAAGGTTCTTCCCCGTTGTTCTCCTCGCCCTCGTCTTGCCCCGGCTCTTCCACCTCCACCGACGGTTCGAAACCGGTAACCTCCTCGTATGGCGGGACGGAATGATGCCCGTGCCCCTCGCTGTCATGTTGCGAGGCGTCGCTGTGCTGCGTGAACGGAGGCATCACGAGGTAACGCTCCACCCAACCCCTGTATTTCCATGCGGACGATTCGCGGAACCAGATCTCGTAATCTATCCAATAGGCTTGCAGCATGTTCGTTGTCTGCGGCATATCGAAATAGGTCAGGTTGCATCGCTCGCTTAAAGCCGGCTCCCTGTCCTTGGCATCCTGTATAGCGATGTTCAGACGCTGGAAGACAATGAACGGGTCGCACTCGTGCTCGGGGTCGGAGTTGTTGAGCGTGTCGAGGATAAACCGCACGCGCATCGTGGCACGCCCCTCGCCGATGCGCTGCTGCTGTACCAGATAGCGGATATTGATGAAGTGGATGAACACGGCGGGAAAGGCCGTCTCGTACTCCGTGTTTTCGCTGCGGACGATACGGGAGAACTGCCCGTTGTCGATGGCGACGGTCTTGAACAGGGGCGGCGAGAGCGGATCGTCGGGGTCCTCGCGCACGGTGAGTATGGCACGCCGCACGGCCTGGTACACGCTTACAAAGGGGTTTTCAATGACCTCTTCCGGCTGGGGATCCGGTAACTGAGCCGACGGCTGCGGTTGTGCTATGGGATGCTTGTCCTTGATCATGTCTGGGGAAATCCTTCGAATATCTTATCGATAAAATGGGCGGCGATGTGTTCGTCTATCTTCGGGGAGAAACCGATGAAAGGCCGGTGTACGGGACGCCGTGATGAATACTGGTTCACGGTGTAAAGCCCAAATTTCGGGTCGGTATTATGCACGGCGGCATAGTTCTTATACCGATCTGTTTTCCGGCCCCGTTTCCCTTTGGTGGGCACGCTCTTCTCGGTGGTGTAAATCCAATAATAGGCCCCTTTTCGGAAGATACGCGTATTGTTGCTGCGCCGTCCGACAATGTCGATACGCTTCGCTTCCTTTTCGATGCTCTTTGACAGCGTTCCCGTATCGTTCATCACCGGATGGGTGAATTTCTTGCCCCATCGGGAAGTTCGCGGAGCCCACTGACGACCGCAAAAACCGCCGGCGGAGAAAGACGCCTGAAACTGCTGCCTGGCGTAGTCTCCGGCTACGGTCGCGAAGTTAAAGACATTGTTCTCGAGACGGCTGGCCATGACCGTCGTCCAGTTTCCGGGAACCCACTGGCGGCAAAACTCATCGAGCGTTATCTTCGGCATAGCTGAACTTTTCCTTTATGCGTTTCACGATCTGTTGTACATATTCCGGCAATGGCCTGGAGAAATAGGCGTGTGCCGGCGAGAAGATTCTGCCTCCCGTAGCCAGACTTTCCCGAAAGACGGGGTCGACATTCCGGCGATACGCATCGGCAGCAGGAAGTGACCCGTATACCGAAGCGAAGCCGTCCGCCACAAGAAAGCAGCGGCAACCCCATTCGATGGGAGGAATCAATTCAGGAGGAAATTCCGATTTGCGGAAAGAGAGGCCCTCAAGCGAGAGATGCCACGCCCGCACACGCTCGTCGCCCTGTGTCATGAAGGTGACGATTGTACCGGCATCCACCGTCAGCCACCACGCCGCGATGGAGGCGGCAAACAGCACCTGGTCGTTCTCCCTGGAGGCGTAGACCAGATTGTAACGCTCGCACAAGGCCTCGTATTCAGTAATCTTTTCCACCTGCGGCTGTTCGGGCAACTCTTCCAACAAGGCAAATTCTTCGGCGGCGGCGAAGTCCACCAGGTTGTCAATGGCGGCCAGAAGGACGTCCCGCTGCCGGCGTTCATGCTCCGTGGTGAAGTCATTATGGTTTCGAAGGATGTTCAAAGCCTGTTCGAGATCAATTCGAAGACCTTTCAAAGCCCTGTCTATAAGGAACGAGCAACGAAGCGTGATGATGTCCCCGATAATATCCTTACGCTCGGCGTCGTTCTCCCAACCTGATATCAGCCGGCGGAATGCCTCGCGTATCGTTTCGTACTCTTTCCGTGCATCTGTCCTTTCGGCCCGTGCCGCAAGTATGTCGGGGAGCGGAAGCCGGGCACTCACTTCGCTCCCCGCAGAAAATTTGCGACCTGCACCCCTCGCGGATGCCCGTACCGCTTGTAATATTCCTCGTCGGACATGATATGGCGGTCATTGCCGCTGCCGCCGACAGACACTCCGCCCGCGCCGCCGTAGGCACCCTCCGGAAACACATTGAGCTGTTTGCCGACGTTGATGCCGAACTCTTTCTCGATTTCGTCCGCCGCGACCTCGTACTTGTCCGTGATGAGCGAGTAGAGTTTGATGCGGTCCTCGTTATTCATCTCAATGCGGTTCGAGTATTTGAACTCCAGACCGGCAGGGATGTATCCCATGGCCACCAGACGGGGCACGACCTCCTCGTTCATGATGTTCTCGATATACCGGCGATAAACCTCAATCCTATCGCGGAAAATGTCCTGATGGGCTTTCGTGGATCCCACGTACGACTGCATGCCGCCGGCCATAGACTCGGACCCAAGCACCAGGTTCGAGACCTCCTTGTTCACGAAGTCGATAAGCCCCGTGTAGATTTTTTCCGAATTGGACATCATGAAGGTCTTGATGTCCACCTCGTCCTCGATGCCCGTTACGACCACTTTGTTCTGCGCGGCGTTGGCGATTTCATTGGCCAGACGCTTGCGGTCGGCGTTGCTTTCCGAGACGGTCTTGCCGTGGATGATGGGCTGGCCGTAGGTATGCGAGAAGTTGACGTAGTTGGCGACGGTGAATTTCTTGGCCAGAATCAACGGTGTCGTGGCCGAGAATAACCCCAGGTCCCCGGAGTTGATCAGGATGTAGTTCCTCGCGTAGGCCGCGTGACGCAAATCCCAGTGCGGCTCCCAAAGCCCCTGACGTTTGAGGACGATGCGCTGGTCGGCCAGCACGTTGCGCCGCTCGATGTTGTTCACCTCGGCCAGTTTGCCCGTCTTCGGATCAAGGGTGGGCATAATCTCCAACAGGGTGTAGCCGTAAAGTTTGGATTCCACGATGCCTTTGATTATCTTATCGAATTGCGAACCCTGAATCTTCCGGGAATGTGCCACGTCTTTGATATATTTCCCTTTCTCGTTCATGCGAGCGAGCATATAGCGGTCCCCGAGAATCTGGCTCTCCAAGGTCTCGATGACGGCACGGATATGCGCGTCCTGCTGGAGGCAGGCGTCGTACAGGTCGATGAGCCGCGCCCGGTCGTCGAGAATACAGCCCAGCATCACATCCTGACGCGAGGATCGGTAACGGTTGTTGCGCTCGATCTCGCGGACATATTCCTGGATGGTCTTTTTCGAGGTCCGAAAGATGCTCTCCAGAAGCTCGCCGTTGAATGAATGGTCGGATGTCGTCATTTACGCTTGATTTTACCTAAAGAGTAGAGACGTTTCCCGGCTAAAGTTTGCCCGAAAAAAAGTATATGGAGCGGACACCTTTTATGGTTTGGATTTCAGATAAAAAAGTCCGGCGTAAATATATAGATTTTACGTATCAAATACGCTCTAATCATCTAATTATCAACGATAATAATTTAGTCTAAAACTGAAAATATACGCTATTTTATTACTATTTTTATGGTCGGAATATATATCTTTGCATTCCATTTTTAACAAATTAGCGACATGAAAAAGAGAAAATGAAAACCGTTTCGATTCCTTGCCGGATGATCCGGTACAAGGAATTCCCCGATCTGCTTTTCGGAACGTCAAAGGACGACGGTCCGTACTATTTCGACGCCACGCACTTCATCCGCAGCCGGAGTGACGAGCGGCGGCACAATGTCCGGGAGTTCCGCATAGCCTTCCACCATTGGATTGCGGCACTCTCCGAGGCTTACGGAATAGACACGGACAATCTGGTCGTCCGGGACGAAGCGTCGGGACACCTGTTAATTGATGAATGTCTGGCACTGCTGTTCGTCGTTTACATCGAACCCGCTTTCGGCGCCTACATGCTAGAACGCCTCTCGGAGATGCTGACCGACGGTCTCACTGTTTCGGACACTTGGCTGATAAGGGCTGTCAGTCTTAGATTTACGCGTGAGGAATTAACACAAATTTTAGAACATCATGAGACGAAGCAGTTTTAAGCGCCCGAAAATGGTGCTCATCTTCAACGGGGCACAGGTCCTCATCGCCGTCACCCGATCGCTCCACAGCGCGGCGGAGCTGACCAAAGGCAACTTGCAGGCCATTTCATTCTGCTGTACAGGCAAATACATTTGCAGCGGCGGTTTCTATTTCCGGCACCTGCACCCGGATGTCGAAATCGAGGTGGCCGAACTCGGCGTATTGCGGTTGCAGGACTACGACGCACTGTGCGGAGAGAAACGCGCCTACTATTCGGTACGGCAGATGGCGCACAAACGTGTGTTGCGCCATAAAAAGAAGGATGATAATGATGAAAAAGAGACAAGATTATGATTATGAAAGAAAACAGAAATGTTCCGTTCCGCGATACGACCATCCGTGTATCGCGGAACCATGACGGGATGCTGCACATCTCGGCCGACGACGTGTGCGGGATCCTTAAACGAGACGAGTTGTTAAAGAACGGCGGCATCGCGGAGATATGCCCGTCCTCCATCAGAATGCCGCTGCGCAAGGGCGGACGTGAGCAGTGGGCCTTCCGGCCGTCGGACATGAGGCGGCTTTTACAGTCCGTGCGCAAGGAGAGTATTCTACCCCGGGACCTGTTTGACGAGCTGGAAGCATGGGGCAACCAGCTTTTCGAACTGGAAGCGGGAAATCTTCATGCCCAACGGCAGCCGGACAACGTCTATCATTTCGCAGATGATTTTCCGGTGACCCTCCGACGCGTCGGGGACAAACTGATGGTCAATGCCACACAGATAACGATGCGTTACGGGAAAATACCCTCCGAATGGCTCCGTATCGCCGCCACAGACCACCTGCGGCGCGAGCTGGCACGAACCGGACAGACGGACCGCTACGAGTTCCAGATTTTTACCACACGGGGACGGGGCAACGGCGCCACATGGATAGAGTCGCCGTTGCTGGTTCCGATGGCACGTTGGATCGCGCCGGATTCCGGACTGCCCGAGTGGTGCGAAGAGTTGCTCGGGACGTTGACGGCAAGACACGCCCGGCGCAAGATGTTGCCGCGCGATGCGGGAGCCGCCGAGTTGCCCTGCCTGGGCAGGCCGGTCCCGACAGATATGGAGAGTGCGCTGGGCATGATCGACGAACTCCGCGGCGTCGTGCGCGACTTCTCGCGCAAAGCCGCCTTTTACGATGAGTTTGTAGAGAAGCGGGAGTGGTTCAGGAGCACGCGCATCGCCGATGAACTCAACACCTCGTCACGGGATCTGCACCGTTTCCTGCAGGAAGAGGGCGTCTGCATGTACAGCAAGCAACAATGGGTCGTGCTGCCCGCGTACCGTTCCTGGCAATGTGACGTCCCCTACACGTGGGAGAACGACCGCGGAAAGGTTTTCACGTTCGGGTCCCGCAAACGCTGGACCCCCGTCGGCAGGGAATGCATTATCGAACTGTGGTGGAAGAGACACCCCGAATACCGTTGAGTATGGAAACGGCACTGCAACGCATCATCCGCGAGACGGGACGCAAGCCCGTGGAATGCCGGTGCGCCCGGTGCAGGGAGCAATGCCGTACTCCCTGCCTCGGCACGCCCGAGGATATCCTGCGCCTCCTGAAAGCCGGCTACAAGGAACGGCTCGCACCCACGCTGTGGGGCGTGGGACTGGTACTGGGACGCATACCGTACGTCGTTCCGATGATTCAGGCACGACAGGAAAACGGATATTGCATATTCTTCCATGACGGGCTGTGCGAACTGCATGACGCCGGGCTGAAACCGACGGAGGGCAGGCTGTCGCACCACATCATAACCCGGGAAAACCTGATATTCAGCTCTTCGCTTTCGTGGAATGTCGCACGGGAGTGGCTGGACGAAAGAAACGATACGGTTATCGGGGAAATAGTCCGCCTGATGACGGGATAAGAGAGTGGACCGGATGGCAAATGAGTTATATGATAACCCGTTAGTTCCTCACAATACATTTGCTTTCCGGTTCCGGTTTTAATTCATACTGGTTGCAAACAATTCACACGGATAGGCGCTAACCTTATCCAAAGAACCATTTGAACAAAGCAGTATGAAATTAAAAAAGCGAATGACTTTCGACGAGATGGCGAGACATCTCATCGAGAACACGGGCAGGGTGGCCAACAGGGTGACCGTGGGCCGATATGCCAGGAAACTGGGATACACTGTCTACAAACCGATGATTAACCGGAAAATCCAGCATTGCTATCTCAATGAAGCAATACAGGATGAGACGGAAAATGTCGAACAAAAACCTATGGAGGCCATATGAAAGGACAGGCCTATTTCTACAAAGTGTACAAAGGGCTTGTGATGGGTTTCGGAATGTCCGAAGCCGCCTTTATGGCTTACATGGCCAATCTCGCCGAACGCAGAAACCGGGGACACGTCACCGTTTGCAGCCTGAAAACACATCTGGCGGCAACGGGAATGGGACGGCGTACCTTCGAGCGGTATGTAGGCAGAAGCATGCGCATGGGGCTGCTCGAAAGGGTCCCCGTCGACGGCAAGTACGACTATATCTGGGATATGACGGCGTATCTCAGGCTGGTCGAAATTCTCTCGACGACACCGAATCCGGTCAGGCTGCGCGCGTTCTGTAAAGAAGTATTCGAAACGCAAGGACGGAGGGTGCTGTCCATAACCGATGACGAGAAACTCCGGTTGGAAGAGGACTGACAACCGGTTGCCACAAAACCAGAAAAGCCGCCGAACATTCAGCGGCTTTTTATTTTATACGAAGCATGCTCCTACACTGTATCATCCGTGATCTCACCTGAAATCATCGCACAGACCGCCTCTTTTCCCTCGTGTTTCGCGGTCTTGTGCATGTGACGACTATCCGGTTCAATATTTTGTTTTGGAAAATATTGTTGCAAAATTAAGGAGACAATGTATTTCTGTCTGTTTTTTTGATATTTTATCTGGATGAAAAGTTCTCTGACCGTAAAAATACGGGGGGCGTGTACAAACGTACAAAAGAGATGGCCGAATGTACAAATGCCCCGCCCGGAGGCTTGTACAAAAGTACAAGCAATATAAGATATATAGATATAAGAAGTAAGATAAAGAACTGTAATGTACTTTTTTCTTTGAAGCAAAGAAAAAAGATACCAAAAAAGAAACAAGATATGGCAGACGGCAGGCGCCGTCTGTTAATTTTTTGTTTTCTGATGAAACCGTTTATTATCGGACAGAGGAACGGATAGATACTTTTCCTTCCAGAGAAACAAACAAAAACGAATAAACACTATTTCTTCTTATTTCCCCCATCGATGTCGTCCCTTGCGATACGCCGGCCTTCCGCCTCCGCGCTGTGCCGCATGCGCAGGATCGACACGAGGCACTCCCGCACGCTCTCCGCCGCCTCGCGTGTGGCAAAACGATTCCCTACGGCCATGCGTTTGCGGTCGCGTAGCTTGTACGTATCTCTCACCTCGCAGATCTCATACAACTCGTTAAGATAGTAATAGACCTGCCCCCGCAACTGACGTTTGCCGACGGTCTCCATGCAACGCAGGTGCCCGTTCCAGACAAGACCTTCGGCCGCAAGCGCCCGATCCAGCTTCATACGGGCGGTAGAACCCACGGGCTGTATCTGGAAATCACCGGCCTTGCCAGCCACCTCATGCATCGAATAGGTGGGACGTTTTTCCGGCTGCATCATACAGTACATGATGATGCGGCCTTCGCTATCAAACTCCTTGAACACTCCGATGATAACCTCTCTGCCAAGCGTACTGAGCTGTACGCGGGCACCGTTTTGAGGCGTATAAGTGTTTTTTTTGAGCCGACAATGACGCGTATCCCATAGCAACTGCCGATCGTTCAACAAATGCTGCAACGTTCTCTGTTCTTTCCGTGTGGCGGAGCGGCAATCCCTCAGATACACCACGACCTCCTCATCACACAGCTTGCCCTCAGCCGTACGTCGCACTGCTATGGCCGCGCACTCTTCATCAATGTTGCTCGCTATGCCTATCTCCGCAGTCAGGGAGTTTACGACGACGCTCCCTTTACGGATGCCACCGTCAGCGGGTGTATTCGAATCCTGGGATAATATATGCTTGCTTTTTTTTGACTTCATATTCATGTATCGGTTCATTTCAGCGGTTAGGGGTGTCCCAGTGGCCATATATGAACTGGACTATACTGCAAATATATATATTATTCAGCAAAGAATCGGGAACCTAAACCCCAAAACTCCGGCTTTTAATATAAAAAAGCAAAAACTGTACAAATAAGTCAGATATTAACGATGTCTCTCACCCTATATATCATATATATTGCTAAAACACAGATTTCTATGTAATAGGAATAATCTGAACTCAATCCGTTTATTCTTGATAATCAACCCGACACCATAACAACCGCCGAAAATGGCGTATCATCCCACCGGATTCCGAATCTTAAGAAACCCCGTATATAAATGCAAGCCGTCACGAAACCCAAGACAGCAGTAAAAGGAAAAAATGCAGAAAAGTCTATATATATAGAAAAAATGTCAGATATAAACAGCACAAACAGATATGCCGCGTTTCATCCGAGTAAATCCATATATATTCCGCGCCATACTTATAATTTTTGCATCTGGAAGGCATTTCATCCCGATTTCAAAAGTCGGACTTGGAAAAACGGCCCGAGGACAGATACCGAATCCGCACCCGCAAGCGCACCCTCCACATTCTTTTTAATTTTATCACTTTGTTGAATATCAATATATTATATGGTTTACTTTATTGAAAAGTAAACCTAAAATGCCTTTTTTATCTTTGTTATCTTACAAATTGAAAGCATAAAAAAGTGTTTTTTGCATTTCGCTTTTATATTCAGGTTTATATCAATTATAATTATCTGATAAATAGCTATTTATGCAAACTTTCATTTTGTTATACGCTTTGAATCGGGGCTTTTTTGATTTTTGCAAAGAAAAAATTTTTTTCAACTTTTTATAAACGGCTGTTATTCAATCGTTTACAAAGCCTCCTCGCGCGCGGGCGTTCCATATTCGCAAAAGGGCTGTTTTGGGAAACCTCAAAAATTTTTTTTGCAAAAAGTTTTGGAGATTGGAAAAACGGTTTTATAATAGTCATGTACTCGAAAGCCAAACAAACGGCAAACAAGTACGGAGAAAAACGAACAAAAAAATAGATAACTAAAAAACAGATTTAAGAAACAGAAAAAACAGTCCGCCGAGAGCGAGAAACAAAAAGCCCTTTTTGTGGGAAACCTATTTTTGAGGCTTGGAAAATCAAAAATTCGCTTGTTCGCTTTGGAGCGATTAAATAGGGTGTTAAATAACCACACCGAGCAAGACTACAAACCAATGTAGCAAGTTGGAACGGCTAAAAACGTGTTTTTAGTCCGCATACACAAAGCACGCTAAATTTTGGGAGTGCGAGAGTTGTATGGAAAAAGGACGTGTAAGAATAATGCCATAATTGCGCCCTTGTGCGCTCGGAATAAAATGCACGAGCGGTAAAAACTATCCGCATAGAGGACGCTGGTAAATGTATATGCCAATGCTATACCCAATACCCAGCTCGGCGGCAACGCCTAAATGCCTCACCTTAAAGTTAGCTGCCGGATTGGGAAAGATCCGGGACGTGCCAGAGAAGCGTCTTGCCGAAATTGGAGTAAAGCAGCGCAGTGCCACGACACGAATGAAACGTGAGTAAGCCGATACACGATATGCCGAAAATACGCTCATTTGGATAGCCTGCTATGGGGTACGTTATAAGGTGCGACAAAGTTACGAAAAATTTGCCGTGCAGGGTGAAATGCACGGCAATTTTTTGGGCACGTGGCAGGAATGCCACACTTTGCGCTATCGTGCAGGGTTCGGGGTTCGATTCCCCGAGTGCCCGCAATGCGTGATTTTACGCAGTAATTCTTTAATTCAAATCATTATGGCAACTTCTAAATTGAACAAGGAACAGTACGCAAATCTCAGTGCGTTTGCAGGTGTAATGCTGGTTTACAGCTCGACCAACCGCGACGGTGTGACGGTACAAACCGCACAGCACTTTTTCGGCAAGGATTTCGAGCCTGCCGACAAAACGGACAACGAGATTTTCCGTGTGATTAAAAACGTGGTCGCGACCATGTGGCACACAATCGCTGAGGAAAAGAAACTCCGAGCCGATGCCGACGGCATCCGGTCGAAATTCCGTGCCACCACTCCGGCGGAAATCATCATCTGCGACAAGTCGCACAACCGCATCAAGCACTACGACCTGACGGACAGCGTGTGGGCACGCATCGGACTTGTGCCGACCAAAGTAGACCTCGAGAAGTCGAACCGCGACTTTGCCAAGACCATCCACGCAGCGGCAAAGGCTATCCGCGACGCCATGAATTTCGCCCCGAACCTCGCAAGCCTCGAGAAAGCCGAAAAACCTGCCAAGAAAAACGCAGGCAAGGCTGAAGGCGTGGCAACCGCCACAACCACCGAAACGGTAAAAGAGGCGGCATAATACCACGAACGGAGTAGACAATCTGCCGGAAACAGGCGGACACGGGCAGGCATAGTGCCGTAAATCGGTCTTTGCCTGCCTATTTCGTATCTGCCGACAAAGGGCGCATATCCGTTGTATGCCGGAAATGCGCCCTTTCCGTTTCTGGCGAAAGGGTATCGTAACGTGATAGGTGAAGAGAAAATTCCGGCGGAAAATGCTGCCGGAGGTGTGCCCGAGCAGGACACGGAGTACACCGCTGACGACCTGAGAACCGCTCTCGAGGAATCCGAGCGGTCATTGCATGAGGCTGTTTTCATTGCCCGCAGAGTGTGGGAACGAGACAGCGACGCCGTAAAATTCGACATTGACGATTTGGTGCAGATAGAGTCGGCATTGCAGGAGATCTGCAATATCACTGCGGGAATCGGCAATGGCGATGACGACGAGTAAACGGTAATGCGCGTGGGGCTGCCGAAAAAGCCGGAAGCCGCATGCGCATTATTACCGGACAGGGCATTGATATACACTATGCCGGGACTGCACCCCGGAATGCCCGCACTTTTCAAAATTCAATTCCCAACTTACTTCTTCACGCCGTGAGGCGTTGTGCCCTCCTTGTACATAACACGGTTAAGCGCGGTCAGGCGTTCAGCGGAACAACCTGCCGCGCTTCCGCTGTTATCCGTGAGAGGAAGCGGGGAAACGGATTGCCAGAAATAAACAGGACGATATATGATAGAAGTATTCAACGCGAAACGTACCCGCAGTTACGGGTGCTTCGCCAGTTTCAAGGCTGCCACGGACACGCTTGACAGCCTTGCCGTAGCGGGACAGCTCGGAAGAGTGCCCGCTGTCAGCGTGTCGGTGTACCGCAACGGGGTGTTGCAGCGTGAGTATGAGGCCGTGTTTGCCCGCGGAAAATGGCGTGTGCCGAAAGTGCAGAAAAAGCGTGTTTCTGAGCTGAAACCTGCCCATGCAAGGCGTCGCCGTAAATGGTGCAAGGAGTACGCCACGGCGGAGCTGATGTTCCGCGAGGGTTTTCCCGACCACCTGAACCGTAGCTACCCGCTCTCGGCGGACAGCTTGAGACGGTGCAACCGCCGATGCCGGATTTATGTGAAATAATAGCAACTAATATCAACCGTACGGCGCAAAAGCACCTACACTTTCAAAAAGAACATACGATTATGCCGAATTGGGCTTTTACCTCCTACGTCGTGACGGGAGAGAAAAAAGAAGTGTGCGACCTATACGAGAAGATGAAATCGCTGGAAGAACGCGATGGGTCGCTTGTCAAGAATGCCTTTGGCAGGACCTGGCTCGGTAACCTCGTGACCTTGTTGGGCGGCAGTTGGGAAAAAGTGTTCTGCCGTGGCTGGTGGAGTAACCTGCGCAAGGACTGCGACGACGGAGCCTTGCGCTTTGACACGGAATCGGCGTGGGCGGAGTTGAAGGATGTCCGGCAGTTCCTGCAAAGCAAATACCCGTCGCTGAACATCTATTTCCAGAGTGAGGAACCGGGCATGGCCATCTACGAAACCAACGACGGGGACGGTGAATACTTCCCCGAACGCATCAAGGTCGATCACAGGGAGGACGGCGACGAGTATTTCGAGACATGGGAGGAGGTCTATGAACACGTTACCGGAATAACGGGAGTATGCGTCTCCTCGTACGGGGAGTTGTGTGCCGCCACCAAAGCCTACAACAAGGAGCACCCCGAGAACTGTATATACTTCAACGAGTTCAAGACAGTGGAAGAATAAACCGAAACATAAACATACAGATTATGAGTCATTTTACAGTAATGGTCATCGGCGATGACCCCGAAGGGCAATTAGCCCCGTTCGACGAGAACGAGCAAGTGGAAGAGTACTGCACCGGCGAAGTCTCGGAGGAAGACAAGCAACAGATGCTGGAGTACTACAAAAGAGAACATAAATCACGGTTCCGCAATTTCGAGAACTGCTATAAGCGTTACGGCAAGGACTGGAACGGTAACAGATGGCGCAAGGACGAATACGGCATCTGGTGCGAATTCTCAACCTACAACCCGGATTCCAAATGGGACTGGTACGTGCTGGGCGGTCGTTGGAGCGGTGCCTATATCCGCCTGAAAGAGGGTGCGACAAGCGGTATCAAGGGGGAGCCGGGTGTATTCGAGAACGAGACGGGCTGGGACGCGGCCTTGAAAGGAGATATCGACTTCGAGGCGATACGCCGCGAGGGTGAAGAGCGGGGCCGCAAATGTTACAAGGATATTGCCGCGAAATGTGGCGGTACGATTCCCCGTCCCTTAATTTTCTGGGACACCCTGTTGCATGACGATAAATATGCCGGACTTACCATCGAGGAGAAGCGCACAATATATCATGCGCAGGAAGCTATCAAGATTTGGGATGCCGCGGGGTATGATGTTCCCTTCATTGGTCCTGAAATCGAAGACTTTCAATGCACCGAGGATGAGTATGCCAAGCGTCGTGCCATTAGCGCGTTCGTACCTTATGCGGTGGTATGCGACTACAAATGGTACGGACGAGGAGAAATGGGCTGGTGGGGTGTCTCGACCAACGAATGCTCCGAGGAGGAATGGAACGACAGGGTTTGGAAGATGGTCAATGCCCTGCCCGATAACACGCTGATATCTTTTTATGACTGCCATATCTAACCGAGTAAAAAAAGACAATATGAATAATACGGAAAAAGACAAACTTTTTGAGGGTATAAATGCCCAGATAGCAGCCTATGGCTACGCTGTCGTTATATGCTGTCCGGAACAGGATGTAGACGCCCCCTCTGTCGATAACCCGTTCCATTTGATCTATCCCCAAAGCTCCCATTCCGCCCTGAAAGTAAGGATCACCAATGCGGGATTCCATGTCAGTGACGCCCGTCATGAGCGTCGCGGTTACTATTTCGGTCTACGGGTAAAGATGTATTGATTACACGCTATGGAAAAGGAGCATAAGGTCAACGAGGCAAAAGGTATCATCGTCAGCCGTATCCTGCTCGAAGAGTATGGGTACGACGGCGACATGCCGACCGACGGGCAAATGCAGGCCATCGCCAATGAATTGCTGGAATATTGGGGTGTGAGCGGCGGCTTCGAGGATGCCCTCGCCAGCACGATGTCGAGCATGTTCGGTGTCAAAGCGAAAGGATAGGCACACGATGGCCTGCTGCGACCGCGAGACCATACCCATCGACCGGACGAAACGAAAATATATGACAATGGAAAAGACAGAACTTACCACTCACCAGCGCGGCGTGGTCCTGCGCGGCATCTGTAACGGTGTCGCGTTGAGAGACAAGTCTCCGCAAATCTCTGAAAGCAATACCGTCATAACCTGCGCCGGAGAGTTGGAGATTTGGGACATCTGCTGCATATCGAGCGATGCCGAAGCCTTCGGACTGAAAGCGCGGTTCGGATATGACGGACAAACGAAAATAACATTCACTTGGCAAGGGAAAACGGAATGAGGACTTATTATTACCTGGACTACCTGCACCGTGAAATTTTTCTCGAAGAGGATGACATACAGGCGGTGCCGGAAAGCGGACGGGCGGACGACGCCTGTGCCGCCATAGCGGAAAAGACATACGTCGCGGAGCAGTTCCGGGCGGATTCCTTCCAGACGCTCAAAGAGGCCGTAAGCAGCCTGTGCGACATGCCCGACATACGCAGCCGCCATGACGCGCTCATGTATATCGTGTGGATAGCAGCGACGGCTATCAAGGAGGAACGTTTCTCCCGTCACTCGTCGGTAGGCACGAAAGTGCTCCATGACGGGTTTGTCTGGTTAATAGTGCCACCGGACAAGATACGTGACCAGTGGGAAGCGGGCACATTCGCCCTGTACCGACTGTATGGCGATGGTTCGGAAGCAATGATTGAGGATGACAAATTCCTTGAGGAAACGATTGCCGGCGGCTACCCGGTGGGCATCGAAGTCGGCTATGCTCAGGCTATGGCTTATGAAGCAAGTAAATGATAATGAATATTGACAATCAAATCGGATAAAATGGAAACAATTATTTTAACGCGAGAGAATGCCCACCGTGTAACGGCGGTGCGGCGCAAGGATACCCCGGGAAGCGAGCCGGTGGCATTTCATTATAGAGGGAAGAGATACGGCTACTGCAACTTCTCCCATCTTGTCGGAGAACCAGGCAGGGAAGAAATCCTCGCCCCGGCGGATTTCAAGGACTGGGAAGTCGTGGAGACAGCGCACCCGGGCTATCTGGAAGTGTACTTCAAACAAGCGTGCGACTCCTACAACCTCACCTCCTTCTCGCCCGAAGAGCGCGGCGAAACGGACATCGCCACCCACGAAAAGGAACTGCACGAGGACCTGATGGCGATGCCCGAAGAACAGAGGGAGCGTTACACGGAGAACTACAAGCGGTATTTCTTGGCGATGATTGCCGCGAACAGCCGCTGTGCCAGCGCGATGATCACGGGACCCGCACGCTTCAATACCGCCCGTAATGAAAAGGCCTGCAACAGCCACGCCAAGAGCGTCACTGCGTTCCGGGAATGGCGAGAACGCGCACTCGAAGCGATTCGCAAGGCTGCCGAAGCGGCCAAGCCCGAGGAGCAGCGTCTCGAGGAGGAGTGGCGGAAGGTCAAAGCCCTTATCGACGATGCCGCCTCGACCATTCACGGTATCGACACGGGTACGGTACGGGGCTATAGCCGGGCCCTTTTCGTCAGCAACCTCGCTGGGCGGCTCTCCACCTATGTCAATCATGGCAACGTGGAAATCATCGACCGCGCCATCGCTTATCTGCGCGAATGGAACGCCAAAATCAAGAAACCCATCGTCACTGCACGCCATTCGATCTTCAAATACCCGGAACTTGCCCGCAAGGTACAGGAAAAGCAGCAGGAACGGGCAAGCCGTGAAAATCGTGAGATTCCCTTCAACGGCGGCAAGGTGGTCTACAACTTCGAGGAAGACCGACTGCAACTCCTCTTCGGCGCGGTTCCTGACAGTGATATGCGAACCAAGCTCAAGCGAGAGGCCTTCAAGTGGTCACCTCGCAACCAAGCGTGGCAACGACAACTCACATCGAATGCCGTGAGGGCTGCCTGCCGAGTGTTGAACATAACACTTTAAGGGTATGCGCTTCATCATAGATTCTCGCTACTTTGATGGCGTTGTCATCACCTCTATGCGTGATGATATGCACTCGGATTATGGAGGAGAAACACTCGAAGAGATGCGGGCACGAGAGCGAAATCCTCATCTTATCTCCATCACGCCTGAGAGGATTATGCACCTGATTGCTCAGCACGAAAGGGTTATGCAGGAACCATTCCATGAGATAACCGCCGAACGCTACTACGATCTGCTGGGCTGTGTGCCACCAAAGCGACAGCACTACAATTGGTTCTTCGTGGGTGAGGCATACTCCGGCAATCTGTATGACCTTTGCTTTCGGCTGGCGGGGCGATACTTCAAGGCACTGCGACCATTGACCGCCTCGGATAGTTCTATCGAGGCTATGATTAGCGAGTTTGCCAATCGATTATCATTCCGTCCTGCACTCATCAAGGGTAATACAGTAAGGCAGTATGTCAGTTGGTACAACACCACAGTTGCCTATACGCCATACTTCTTTGAGCGAGACGGAAAACAGTGTTTCATATACAGCCTATGCTCCGAGACCGGTCGTGATATGGACGACAAGCGACACCGCCGCGAAATGGCATATAGACTGCTTGAGTTGCGTCGAAACCGCTACGGCTATCTGACCTTCTACTCCCACATCAGCAACATCTTCGAGTTCTTCAAATGGTTGCGTGATAACCACTACACATTGGAGGTGCACGGACGACTGTTCAGTTTCGCCAACGACAGAAGTTATGTCGATTTCAGTGGCAATGTTCTGGAATACTCCGCAGCCTTTCACTACCGCATCTACTCACGAGAACTCTTTACTAATATCATAGGGCAACTACGCCGCATCAAACGACATCAACTATGGAAATGATAGAGAAACTACGCATTATCGAGAGTGATGCAGTGCCCAAAGAGGGTGCAAAGATTGAGGCGATGAGCACCTCGATAAAGATTACCCACACCTGTGGCTGTGTGCTTGTTGAACACTTTGCAGCAGGCAACCCCGATATGCGTCGTGAGGAGAACTCCGAAAAGTACGACGGGCTCCTAGCCAAGCGCAGATACTTCATCGAATTGTGCAACGAACATAACCCCAAGAAATAGTATGGCAGAAATCATCAAAACAGACGGAACACGCCACACCACAGTCCCTGCAAACGGAGAGTATTTTACCCTCGAAGAGATGCAGGCTGCTGTAGGCGGACTTGTCGAGATTATCGAACTCGACGACAAACAGTCAATGATACTCAACGAGGAGGGCAAGATGCTCGACCTTGAATATAACGAGGTGGCAGATGACATCTTCCATCGCCACTTCTCCACCTTCGACTACATCGTAGGCGATGTACTCCTGTGTGAAAACGAACTAATACGATAGACTATGGACAAAGAGAATATCAAGATGCTCCGAGAGCATATCGAGACCTACAAGAAACTGCGTGATGAGAGCAACGTAACAACAATCACATTCACCACACCCGGGCACTGTTACGGGGTGGAGAAGAACCCCGAATTTATCAAGCCGCTGCTGGATACCATAATCCAAGTTTTCGAAACGAAGTTGGATATTGCAATATATGGCGATGTGCCTATTCCATTGTCAGAGAGTTGCGAGTACAAGATTGCGAAGAAACTGGAACATGCGGTAAATAACTATTCTTTCAACCCCGACCGCTTTGCTGAGGCTATTCCTTATATGCACCGGACATTGCAGCAGAGCATTTTTCGGTTGATAAAAAGTTGTATCTGCTATATGGCGAAAGTTGATAGCGGACGTATTGATGACCGAAACAGAGCCTCATATGAAATGTGTAAGGTTCTTATCGATACAGTAAATAAATATTCACTACCGCACATTTAAGATTATGACAGGAACACAGATTGAAGCGGCAAAGAAACAGTTGCCATTCTATTTCAATGGCATGACCGCAGCGCAACGTAGACAATATGAAGAACTTGATTGCAGAAGTATGATTAACAGCTGTCTTATTTATGGCTCTGCTAATTATGATTTCTATAATCCGAAAACCGGAGAGTTCGGACAATATGCGAGACGTCATGTTAAGACATTGGGTGAAAAAACCGTTATCAGACTGTACAGGGAGCAGTGCGAAGATTTTTCAAAAGCAACTGTTGTGTCCGGAGTATACACGGATAGTGAGGGTTGTACTTACAACTCCTGCATTTGGGCAGATGAGCAATAACCGACACAAGCATAATAGACTATGGCAGACAAGATTTTAGAGATGTTTTTCGACATCGACAGATGGACGAAAGCGATTGAAAAGGGCGTGGACAAGGACATCCGCAAGGACCAGCTTATCCGGCTGGCCAATGAAGATACACGTCTCGCCATGGCCGAAGCCATGATGCAGGGCAAGTATGAAATATCACCGCCCCATACGGCGCAGATACCAAAAGATAACGGAGAGTTCAGAACCGTTTACGTGAACGAGCCGATGGACCGTGTGGTGCTGGGTATCGCCAATGACCTGCTGTTCGAGTTGATGCCCGAAATGCTGCATGGCTCGTGCAAGTCCTATCAGAAGGGCATCGGCTGCGGCAGAGTCGTTACCGAGGTCAGCCACAGGATGACAGGTGGTGCAGACAACGGGTATCTGGGTTGGAAAGCCGATTTGAGCAAGTATTTCGACAGCGTACCGATTCAGTTCATTGATGAGGCTTTTGACAAGGTAGAGGTGCGACACGGGCATTCCGCCCTGATTGACGTGCTCAGGAAATATTACCATAGCGACCTGTACTTTAACGGGGAGAACAACCTTTGCCGGCAGTACCAGTCCCTGAAACAGGGCTGCGCCGTGGCGAGCTGGCTGGCCGACGTGTTGCTGTATGACCTTGACGAGGAACTGTCCGAGATGGACGGCTACTATGTCCGTTATTCGGATGATATGCTGTTTATCGGCAAGGATCATGAAAAGGCAATGGAAATGCTTCAAAGCCGGTTGGAGGAGAAATCCATGAAACTCAACCCGAAGAAAGTCGAGTACCTGACACCCGAACAGTGGTTCAAGTTCTTAGGCTTCAGCATCAAGGGAGAGATGGTTTCGCTCTCTTCATCCCGCATCAAGACTTTCCAAAGAGAAATCGAGGCACGAACCATCCGAAAACCGGATACGACACTGGCAAAAGCTGTCAACGCGGTGAACCGTTACCTGTATAAAGGCACCGGTGAGTTCAGTTGGGCAACCCAGATATTACCCGTATGCAACGTGCGGAAAGACCTTGACGAGTTGAACAAATTCGTGATGGATTGTCTCCGCGCCGTGCAGACCGGCAGACGCAAAATCGGCGGACTGGGATACGTAAGGGACAAGCCCGACGGCTGCATCGTTCGGGGTCAGGGTCGAAACGTGAAGGCCAACTGCGCCAAGACCGGCTGTAACATACCCGGATACCTGACCATCGGCTGTATGCAGAACGCGATGCGGACAAGCCGTGCCGCGTACAACACGCTGGTGCAATCATTATAGAAACGGCCGAGCACACGGCCGATGGATGAAGGGCGGAGTTTCAATGTTACAGGTAGACATACCAGAACCATTCAGTATTCACCGGTCTATCAACCGGTGAATCCCATCCCGTTCTGGTTCCTACCTGTAAATATCGGGAAAGTAAAGTCATGTGTCACCAGCCAGACATCCGTCACAAAGACGAAACACATCGGGAAAGTTCGAGGAATAGACTTGAGTATCCCGCGTGCCTAACGTCTTCTTTCCGAGTCTGAAGGCGGCTGACCACCGCCTTCGGACTCCGCAGAAGACACGCACGCGGGCAACATCGAAAAGATAAAGCCATGTGTCGATATTATGAGAACTTTCTTTCCAGCACAGGAGCGTGGTTCAAGGAATGACATTCAGCGTCCCGTGTCCAATCAGCCTCCGTCGCGTCGTCGTATCCCTAACGTCATACGACGACGCCACTTAGGCTTCCGCCACGGGAGACATCAAAGACTTAAAGCCATGTGCCGTCATTATGAGAATCATGCATCACCCAAGCACAGGGTATGGCCGGTCGAGGCCGGGGTTTCAACCGCGCAGCTCTATAACCTGCGGCCAGTTCCTTCCGCCAGCCTATCGGCCGGCGGAGTCACGGGCCAGCGGCAAGAGCTGCCCATATCGGACAAGTAAAGCCATGTGCCCTCCCCGGATGGGACCGGAAACGGCAGCGCAACCGAATGTTGCACGAGGAACCGGATTTAACATACAGTCTTCAACATGGCTCCTGAACCAGGCGACTACCTGGTTCAGGACCATTGAACCACTGTATTTATCAGAACGATAAAGTCATGCGCCGACGGTTCGAGTGCATTAACCGAAAAATTAGAAGTAGTATGGAAAATATTTATCAGGAGGCTCTCCTTGCCGTCAGGGACGGTGCCGGATTCAAGGTGGATTACCGGCACCGCAGCCTGAAAATAGATGAGAAATACATCATACGGGACGGCAAGTTCGAAGGCGGATTGGGCATAAAGCCCTGTAGCGTGGAGGAGTTCCTTGCGAACATGGAGGAACTGTACCGCCGTTACAAACACTCCGTGCCTTCGGAACGCAGCGAGAGCAAGTCGCGCCAGTATTTCAGGGCTCTGCCGGAGAAAGACCTTGATGACGACGACATGCTGTACGGCGAGCCCCGTGACGTGGCTCAAATCGCATTGGAACTGTACCTTCTCGGCAATATCATTCTCGGTCTGGAATGGAACGCCGAAACGATGGGCAATTGGTTCTGGCAGAGCAAAAATGATAAGGATCTGGTGATACTCAGGGAATGGGTGGAACCTCAAGACAACAAGCAACAAATAAAAATCGTATGAAGAAAAAGACAAAAGTTTTATGTCCCCGATGTGGGACGGAGTTCGCCATCCCGGAGAAACAGGAAACAGTGATGGCAACGATTATCGGGAAAGATTCAGGGTTAGGCATCGTATATCCGGCGGTCACCGGACAGGACACGCCACCTCAAACGGGAAACCTGCCCAAAACAGCGCAGAAACGCATCGAGGCGCTCCGTGCCGTCGGCGTGGACGTGAGCAACCTTTTCGCCATGCAGGGCGCCAACGGCGGCGAATATGTCGCCTCCAACAAGGGTGGCCGGCTTGCCATCCTGGATGACGACGACCCGATTTTCAAGGCGATTATCGGACAGGGCGACATCCCTAACCGCCGCCTGTTCCGTCGTTGGGTCATGGCACAAATGTTCCGTATGATGGCCAGCGCAGACCACCGCTTCGGCGAGCCGATAGGCGTAACGGAGATGATTCATCGTCTAGGCTACGAGTACCAGTGGAAGATGCTCCTGAAAGAGCTGCACGCCCAGATGAAGATGGAGGGACGGGACGTGGAGAACTTTATCGACCGCAACCGCTGGTTCAATGTCAAGGTGGTAACGCAGATGGCCGAGGACTACGTGAAGCGGCTTAAAGAACATATCGATTCCTTGAAAGCCAGAAAATGCAAGGGCATTCCCTACAAACGTATCGGCAGCCATAACATTTTCGTGTCCGACCTGGACGCCAAGATTTACCATCCGCTGCAAAAGTCATTATCCGAAATCAAGCGGGCAAAGAATGCTGTCCAACTATACCAGGCCACCATCGGGTTCAACTGGGTACGCATCAAGATGCCTCACGACATTCCTCAATGCAAGGCATGGGTCAATGCCTACAAGGGTGCCGGGGCGTATTTCACCATGCAGAACCTTATCCGCTTCCATGGTTGTACGGCGGTCGATGACAACAACAGGTATCTGGACAAATACCAGTCCCTCGCGTACCTTACGGCCAAGGCCGAAGCATACAAGGACGGGGACGGCTGGCGTTTGCTGGCCGCACTGAAAAAAATGCTGGCGGACAACAATATCGACATCCGGAAAAAGATGGCCGAATGGCGTAAGAAGTAATTAGTTGCCGTCTGGCAGGCTCGATGCGACGGACCGAGACATTCAGCTCGTCTTCCTTGATAGAAGCCGGAGACTTTGGTTACCCGCCAGTCTCCGGCTCCTTCCGGAAGACCATACATCGAACGGATAAAGCCATGCCCCGCATCGGTAGTCGCATCATTATTTATTACAACCAACAACACCAGTCAAAAAACGAAGAATAGTGTTTCTTTCCAACGCTTGGCAGGCGACAGGTGTGAGGGGCCTGAGAAATCAGCACTCACCTCGAAACATGAAGCTCATCTCCGCTAACGCGAGATGAGCTTCTTTCCCGAAGTGGCTACATCACAAACGATAGAGAAATACCCCGTGAAGGCAATCACACCTCTATTCTATTTATAATGACATAACCTTTTATACAATGAGCAAAAAACAACTACGACGCAGGGCGTACCTGCTGCACCGATTGCGCAAACAAGGTATCCGGTGCCTGACCCGTCAGTTCACAATCTTCTATCCTTACGGCGAAGACCCGAAATCAGTGCCGAACATCACTCAGCTGATGAGCGAGTTCCATTTCCATGTCCAATTCGAAATCGTGTCCTGACATGCAACCCGGAGACATCGCCACACTGAAAGTCCCATACAAGGGATACCGCCGCATAGAGCTGGTGGAACGGCTCCAGTACACGTGGCTGGTACGAATCTGCGAGAGCGGAAAAGAGATTGAAGTCTACGAAGACGAGTTTGAGCCGGATTGAACATGGAAAACGAAAAGCAGGAAGAACGCGTACCGAATTTTATCGGCTATGCCGTCATCATCCTTACAGCGCACCACTTGGGCTGTGAGGTGGAAATGCTTGCCACGGCACAGGAAGTATGGCTAACGAAACGCCTGCCCGAACCGGTGCTGCTGGGCATGTACGAGAGAGCGGCACGTCAGGCCGTGGCTGCAGTTCAGGAGAGAGGTCTGGCGAAACAGGCAGACCGTCTCGGAGAGATATTTTACCGCACGGGGGAATTTCCACTTCCGGACGGTGAACAGCAACAATAAAAAATAAGAAGTACGGATATGAAAACAAGAACCTTTCAGGAAATCTACGACTTCTGCCGCACGGACGATACCTACCGGACTTATTTCCAGGCTCCGGACGAGCTCCATATTACCGACCGCGGGACAAGGCAATATTATTACGGGAACCTTCGGGGCGGCCAGTGCCGTCTGGGAACCTTTATCTATTGCCAGTCGATGCGGCAGCTTGAAAGGTTTCTCGGAGGCGTGAGGCAGGACTACTATATCCATCTTGATACCCGGGACTGCCGGGAAGCGAGCCTGAAAGACGAGATGTTCCCGCACTCTACCGTCTATGTCGTGGTACATGTCAGGGAACATGGCGTACAAATCGCAATCGAGCACCCCCTGCACGAGGGTTGGATATATTTCACGGCACGTTCCCACCGGCCTTTCACCAAGGAGGGCGTCATGGAGGAGGCGAAAGCCTACATCGACAGGCATATCCTGCTGGCACCGGGCAGATACCGTGACCTGCAGATGGAACACATGATTCCAAAGGAAAAATTCCCCACGTGGTACAGCCGGTACAAGAAAGAACGACACGAGAGGGCGGAGTCCGAGCATCGGGACATGATGGACAAATACCGTCACAGGAACGACATCACCCATGAGGAAGCCCGCGACATACTTGCCGCCTCGGGCATATTCTTCGACCTGAACTGCGACGAGTTCGAGCGGGCCGAGCTGACAGAAGAATTTGTAAGACTTTGTAACAGAACATAACATCCAAGCGAATGAACCTATATGACCAAATTGAATATAACGGATATCACATCGGCATTTACTACGATGATGATACCCAAAGCCCGCGTGAGGCGTATGATAATCTCGGCACGCTGTATACGGCGCATCGCCGTTACTGCCCGGAGAAGGAATTCGATGACCACTTCGATATCGACAAGGTTTTCGATGGCCGTATCGGACATTTCCGGAGATCCTTCCTGAAAGGATACGTCGCCCTGCCGGTCTATCTCTACGACCATAGCGGCATCACCATTTCCACCTCGCCGTTCAGTTGTCCGTGGGATTCCGGCTTTTTCGGCATCATCGCGGTATCGTTGGGCAAGGTACGCGAAGAATACGGCTGGAAACACATCACGGCCAAGCGCAGGAAACAGATTGAGAAATACCTGCAAAGCGAAATCGAAACCCTCGACAACTATTACACCGGGAAAGTCTTCGGGTACCGCATCACGCCGGAAGGAGACAACGGCAACGAACTCGAAAGTTGCTGGGGCTTCTACGGCACGGAATGCCTGAAAGAGATGGAGGCCGAATGCCGGCACATCATCGACGGCCTGAACAAGGCGGCATAAAAACGGATGACATGGAAGAAAAACGGAATAACAAGGAAATCAAAGTCCGCCTGCACCATATCGACAGAGGCAACTGCACGGAAGTGTGGGAAGTGCAGGTCGAGGACGGCAAGCCAGCCCGCTATCTGGGACGTGATGACGGTTTCGGGCCGAAGGAGTGGTACACGCTCTGCGATGCCCCTTACGGCTATTGCGAGCGCGACTGCCACGTAAAGGAAGACATCACGCTTGTCATCTGCGATAAAGCGTGGAACGAGGTGCTTCGGGACGGTATGGACAGGGAACGCTTCCCCGAAAGTTTTCCTTCACTGGACGAAGCCTGCAACGACGCATGGAGCAAGCTCGTGAACGGACTTCCTCACGTCACACGCTGTGGCTTCAGGGAATGGATTACCAAGCAATCATTCCTCCCGCTGAACCAGACTGAGGCTCTGAACTGGAGCGATTGCTACTACGAGGAGGAGACAAGTGAGGTGCTCTCGCGTTTCACGTGGATCGGTGAGGAATACGCCATCTATAGAGTCACCCAAAGACATACAAAGTGCGATGCCCGATGGTATGAATATTACGCCGGAAAGACAAAACGCAGGGAACACGAAGGTTATGTCCGTTTCTTCGCCTACGAGTTCCGCGACCGCCACATCAGCGACATTCTCCGTACGCTCGGCAGGCGGTGCGATGACATCAGCAACGCCGTGGTGGAGACCCGCTACAGCAAAGACGGTCCCGCCATGTCCTACTTCATGGACGACTTCATCGGGTATGACCTGTCGTACGAGCAGGTCTGTGACGTTAAGGAGCCCAGATTGCGCAAGGCGCAGGAGGACTACAACGAGGCGAACGCCTATTATTACAAACTGAAGGAGAACGAGGAGAGTATTCGCGGTATCGAGGCGGTATTGCTTCTTATGAGGCGGCAAATCCACCCAAAAGTGACCTTGAAATGAGATTCAAGGACAACGGGCTGGCCAACCTCCATGACACGAACCGCCGGGAACGGGGGTTCTGCTGCATGAAACTGATTGTATTCCTCACGGAAGACGGCGTAACGGACTGGGATAAATGGCACGGGGAACACCTCAATGCCGCCAGAGGTCAATGCAGATACCGGACACGATGCCCGATATACGAACGAAGTAAAACCGATCATCAACAAAAATAAACGTTACAACATGATATACAATTTACTGAATGACATCCGCCGACAACTGGAATCGAAAACATCCGGAACGGCAGAAGAACAAGAAATGCTCGGCAGAATAAAACTTGCCTTGTCGAATACGCGCAAGGACAGGGACGTGGAGCTGCTTGCCCCTAACGAGGTACTGGTGCGCATCTGCCCGGCTACCGGACATCCGGTATTGGTCTGCCATGACGGTCAGGGGCAATGCTCATGCCTGCACAACGATACCGTCGAGGAGGATGCCGTGGACGTGCAGTTGTGGCTCTCGTCTCTTGGCAAGGAGTGCAACGGCAACCGGAAATTGCTGGAAACACTCGTGGACCTTGCCTACAACGCCGGGGCGGACAATCTTTGGAAAGACAGAGACTCCCGCACCGTGGTATCGGACATCATTGCGTGGGCCGGTGAATTCGAGACAAAATACGCCGGCACTGACTGGCACGAGGAAGATTATTTCCTTATCATTGACAGATTTTACGAAGAAAAAATATCAAACTTATAAAACCGTAAAAATATGATTCAAACACTTCTTGACGACATAAAGGCATACTTCGATGCCAAAGCAAATCCCACAGAGGAGGAACAACAATTGAAGCAACGGCTCTCCGAAGGATATTTCCCGATCACATCCGTACATCGGGACGACCTGCAGGGTGCAGGGTTCGACATGGAGAGGATTTCCGATGATGACATGAAGGAACTGGCCGACAAGATGGCCAATGATTATTGCGAGCAATTGTTTTGGGAAAGCATGGAAATCATCGCCGAGATACTGGGTTTTCCGAAGAAAAAGAACCCCGTCTGCCCCAAGTGTGAATCGGAAAACATCAGATACGACATCCATGAAAACCAGTCCCATTGCGACGCATGTACCCAAACATGGGACGACAAAATATACGTGCTGGTCGAATTTCCCGAAGATACCTCGTCTTTTGAGAAAACCGGTTACCTGTCGTGGAACAGCGAGGACAACGGGGCGCTTTACGTGTCCGAAGAAGAGTATATCCGCCACAACGGTAAATCCCCCTCCCGAGACAAGTGCTATCGGGCCGTCTGTTGGCCGGATTCCCAGAAATACATGGATACAAAAGGTTGCGAACTCATTCAGGATGAAGATGCATTGCAAGAATTCGGTTCTTCGGCCTATTGGGTTCCGCTATCACTGATTAAGTAAATGTAAAACCTAAAAATACCGACAATGAAGGAAAGAGAAACATTGGTATGCCCTGAATGCGGGAGTACCGACATAGATATTCTGGACGACGAGGGCGTGGCGATTTGTAATGACTGCCATCTCGAATGGCCTTACGTGGAGGATTGAGGATGGAAACGGTAAATGTTTATACGGAACGTGGCGATTTCGTCACTTGCTCCGATTGCGGCAAAGTGATGCTCTTGCCGTATGGAGCGGATAAATGTCCCGCCTGCAAGAAAGAGGGCTGTCTGGCATGGGCGGACGAGAACTTACAGGAGACTGGCATTGACGGGCTTCTCGAACGGCACTACAACCTGCATCAAAAGAGTGAACTGCAACCGGAAGATTATCTGTCGCTCTTCATACTGGCAACTGAACATATTCCATACCTGACAGACAAGCCACAAACCGCCCGCGAGACCCTCTCCCTGCTCCTTGAAATCAGCAAGCTTTTTGAGAAACACTGGCGCGGCACGGGGTGTTTCCAATCGGAGAACATCTACACGCCCGCCATCAAGGCGCTGCTCGACAAGCTCGACAGGAAACTGAAAGAGGGCGACGCGATCCCGATAGAATATCAGGACTGTCGCTCCCTCGGGGAGCTCTTCCGGGTAGTCGCCGGCGAGCGTCCGGCAAAGGAAGAGGTGCTGTTCTCTTCAGACGAAGAGGGGAACTACTATTTCAACGGACGCAAGGTCAAAGTGGAAACCTCACGGGAATATGCCTACCGCCTACAGAAAACCCAAATACAGACCAACAGTCGCCGTCCGGTAGATTTCTATTTCAACTATCTGGCTCGTTTCGGCCCGTACGGCACATATGGCAATCCCTTCTATCCGAGTATCACGGATCTGATATGCGGGCGCTATCTGCCCGAACCCACAGAATGA